TCAGATTGTGACGGAGGGCATAGCGGAGGTCACCGAACATTTAATAGCATCGATGATGTTTATGAATGGTGGGAGAACGAAGCAGAATCGGCTGATGGGCCTTTTGGATGGGCATTAACCATCCCTGAAGAACTTGAAGAAAACTATACCTACTTTACACGTTAAAAACACAACCACATGAAAAGCACAACCACCGCTATTATCATTGTTATTGTCTTCTTGCTTATTACTCTAGCTGATAACATATAGATACCCCCGAACTGGTAGGAAAGCCCGAAGGCAGAGCGATACTGCCACCAGTTCCAATGCAATAATGCAGGACCATAAAACCAACCAATCATGAACACGTTTTTAACCATCGTTTACGCCATCAACTTAACCCTTTGTGCTGGCTCTCTCTTCCTTATTGTTTGCCTCCCACTGGCTAAGCCACTTAAAGCGATTAAGAGCTTCTTATTTTAACCCCCGAGCTGCCGACTTAAGCAGTCACACCGGAGCAATACCGGAGCAGCTCCAATGCCATAAGGCAGAACCATAAAACACCAACCATATGAAAAAACAAATGAAGGTATACATGCTTGACATCGAAAAAACGAGCGATGATTTCCCATGTGGAAGTTGTACTGATGAAGAATTTATTGCAGAATCAGAAAGGCAAGGATTTATACCAGATACACTGGATGTGTTTACACGAAAATTTAATATTAATTGGTTTGCACACTACTACGAATTTCCTATAATAAGATTTATTTAAAACCATAAAACACCAACCCTATGAACCAACCAACAATTAAGTGCTCACATTGTGAGCGTGAACTTGACGAAAACGATTTCTGCACTTTTGATAAGGACGGAAACGATGTCTGTGAATCATGCGAAAGTGACGCATGGAATTACGCCAATTCAGTTATTACCATCCATGGCGAAGACAAAAAAAGCTACCTCTGGTGCGAGCCCTTCGGATTTAGAGAGCGTGAATACTTCGAAGAGGAGAGCCCCAACGGAGTCGATGGCTTTAAGTATGTTCGCACCGATGCATGGAGAGGATATTGGGACGTTGAAATTGCCCACGGGTACACGACCCTTGCTTCTGGATGGGCCACCGGCAGTTACTCCGATGTACCATGGAAGCACGCCTTTAATGACCTTGTAGATAGGATTCAGGATGGCGAACTGCAACCACCAGTCGAATTAATCTTTGCCTTCGGCCTTACCTCCAACGTCTTCAGCACATCCACCGATGTAATAGTGCGAGAATGCGATTTAAAGCCCCTTACAGAGTGGCTAAGCCTTGAGGCTGGTATAACTATCGAAGAACTAGAAAACGCCCTAAAATAACCCTTAAAATACCCCCGACCTGGCGGCACGGCCGTGGCCTTCGATGGCACCCAGGTACTAATCAAACCATAAAACCTATGAAACCAATTATTGTATCTACACCGAACGCATACGGCTTCGGTCATGACTGGACCCTAGTAATTAAAGGCCGCAGTTTTTACCTGGGCCAGGATGCAAAATTTTGCCAGCGTGTACTAGGCATGAGAGGTTCAGAAGTAGCCGAGGCCATCGGTTCCAATGACCTATCAAAAGACACTACCCGCAGACGACTTGCGGCCTTCATCATCCAGAGCCTGGGCCTTGACCAGGAGCAAATCAAAACCCTGGAACCCTGGGAGCTATGCTGCCAATAAAATACCGAGCTAGTAGGAACGACCGAAACCGGAGCGATGCCGGTACTAGCTCCTCATCAAAACACCAAACAAATGCAACCGCAAGACCCAAACAAAACCCACTTTTATGTAAGCCTGGTGAAGTCTTCACTCCGCTTCATAGCTTGTTACTTTCTTTATTGTGAACGCTTCGGACCCGCTGCGCTTTTCCTTGCAGCTGCAGAGCTCCTAGGCATTATCGAAGAAATTTAAAACCAACCCATATGACACCACAAACCACCCTTGAAGCGTGCGAAATTATCGAAGGCGGATGCGGATACGCTCCGACAGACACCGACATTTTGCAGGCATGGTCCCTACTAATTAGCACGGGCCAAGTATGGAAGCTACAACCATTCTATGTACGCAATGCATCCATGCTCATTGACACGGGCGTTATTGACTTGAAGGGCACGATTAATTATGATATTGAATAACACCCCCCGAACTGCTCCGCTTTAGGCAATCCATCGAATGGAGGGCGGTTCCTCATCAACATGTTACCCATGAAAAAATACACACGTTTAGAGGTTCTGGATGAGCTCATAAAACAGATTGACCGCCACGATTTCTACTATCAATTTTCAGATAGCAGCAACATCGTAAGCCAAGGTCTGGAGAGCGAGCGAAATCTTATACAGAATCTGAAAAACTTTTCTCCTGATGAGGTATTGCCACACCTAAAAGAATGGCAGCGACCCTTAGTAAAACAATTATTTTAAAACCCTAAAACGAATCCTATGTTAGTAAAAATTTACTACAATGATGTGCGGGTGGAGAAGCCTTATTTGGTACACACGAACTGCCCACATGTCAAGGTGAGACTTGAGGATGCCCAGGCCTTTGCCAATTTCAAAATGGCTACAGGTGAATGGTTCCGCTATCTTATACCAGAGCTCTGCGATAGCGTGGTTGTGTTCGAAGAATTCGATCCGTCACAAACCGGAGAGGTGGGCCTATAAACCCACCTTACTTTTTTGCCAATTTAGAAATTAGAAACCCTATGAGAGAGTTAACATTTAACGAATGGATGCTTTACATCTACGAACAAAACAATTATTCACCAGAAAAACTAAAATCCTATGAACAAAGTATCAGAACTGAGACTGCTATTCAGAACCATCAACCAAGGCTTAACCAAGGTAGAGGAACTCAACGTGGCGGACCAAAAGGCGTTGCTAAGATCACTCAAGATTGTGAATGAGGAGATGTGCGACCAGGTTATTGAATTAGTAAAAGCGTATGAACTATTAAAAGCAAATCAATGAGTATCCAAGAACAATTCGAATCACTAGTAGATGAGGCAGCGAGAATGACCGGCATCAATATCAAATACACCAAGACCAGAAAGTACGATGTGGTAGTAGCGAAGGCGTGTATAATTAATATCCTATCCAATTACTTTGGCGCAAACACCGTGAGAATCGGGAAGCTCATGGATATACACCACTCAACAGTAATTCACCATTTAAAATGCCATGGCGACCGGCATAGGTACGAGGATGAATACTTCGACCTGTACGAGGGCCTGTCTAAGCACGCCACCAAGATTGGTAGGTCTGCCATAGATGTACACGAGATCTTAACACTGATGAAGAAAGCACTGAGCGTATAACCTGTGCAGGGGTGTGTTGAATCTGTGGATAAAGTTTCGGATAAACTTGCAAAAGTGCTGATAACTAGCTACTTTTGAAGTACCACTTCAGACGAATATAATTCCTTATTCAATTGGTATTCTTGAGAATCAGGGAGTTATGTGAAAATGTGCTGAATCTGGTGTGCCGAAATGATTATCTACAGACTCAACGCACCCCTTTCTGCATTAGTAAAATTAGGCATTCGTGATATAATTAGCACACGTAAGTGTACCCGTTGGAAAGTGTGACAATATTTTAGAGAGTTACATCGTTCATTCCAAACATAAAACTATTTCACCATGACAATATCATTCTTTTTAAGAGGCAACATGATCCAGGCCAGGATCTCCGACAAGGACAAGTGTCTTCGTATCTCCACCGGTATGAAGCTAGGCCGCAACCAGAAGTTCGATGGCGAGTTTATCGGTAACACATTAGAGGTAGCCGGTCTGAATAACGAGCTACTCCGCCATAAGATCTTATTGACAGAGTTATTTCTTAAGTATGGTAATCTGGAACAGATCAAGGCGAACTATAAATTTACCCCCGAACTGCAGGAAGAGGAAACCGAGAGCTTCGAAGTGCACGCACTCCTTAACAAGTACGTACACCAGATGAGCACGGGCGAGATACTCACCAGGAACAACAAGAGATTCTCACCTGCCAGCGTATGCACATATGCCCAGGCCGCCAACATGATGGCGAACTTCTCCTCTGAACATGGACCGCTGGACATCTCCAAATTTCATGTAGATGCTACGGCATCCATACTGCAGAAGAAAGATATAAGCACCAGGTTTGCATCATGGTTCAAGTCTTACGAGAACTGGATGATCGACCATAACTATTCAATTAAGAGCCGTTGCGAAGCTATGAACATGGCTAACATTATGATAAGCCACTTCTCCCGTACTTATTTCTTTAACATCCCAAAGATTCCACGCCTGGCCAATATCAAAAAGCCCAAGGTCGTGTTCCCTCCAGAGTTCGTGGGCCAGTTCGTGATGGACAAGCACAACATCTACAAGGGCCTGAACGAAACCATGAAGATGGTCTGGGAAGTATCCGCTACGATCCTAATCACCACCCTGAGGGTGTCTGATGCGATCAGCTTGACTGAGAAGGACTTGATCTTTAGAGGTAACGAGGTTCTGTTGAACAAGCGCAATGAGAAGACCGGTGAAATCTCACAGATGCCACTGCCCAAGAGCTTGACAGATGTGTACAGGGAGAACCTGACCAGGAAGGGTGGATTGTTTTCCATCAAACCTACTAAGCAGATTCTTTATGACAATATGAGGGACCTCTTTGCGATGTACGATGACCTACATGATTACTATAGCATCCATAAACTGGGAATCCGTGGAGAGCAGATCGTGGAGAGCAAGCCTCTGTATCAGTGGGCGCATCCTCACCTTCTCAGGAAGACCGCCATCACTACCATGATCTACATGGGTGTGGACCAGAACCACATCAAGCACACATCAGGACACTCACCGAACTCGGAAGCGTTCTACGATTATGTGCATGTGGTTGACAAGCTATATAAATCTGATTTTAAAAATGCCCATGAGAAAATGGGACTGGTATAAAAAAAGGGGAGCTTCGGCTCCCTTTTTTATTTGATCAACTTATCTACAATCTTTTTAAGCCGCTCATTCTCCTGCCTTATAACGGCCAGCTCATTCTTGAGAGCTTGTTGTGTTAATACTTTCTCATCCCCATCAATCAAGTAGTCATACGACACGCCAAGTTTCTTTTTCAATGTCCTTAATACATCAAAGTTTGGCGTATACAAACCATTCTCCAATGCGCCAATAGATCCAGATGTCATGCCAACTAATTTGGCCATGTCTTTTTGAGTCAATCTATTATCAATGCGTATCTCCTTAAGTCTTTTTGATATATCTGTCTGTTCTGTTGTCTTTGTGTGTTTGATTCTCATGTTGATAACATTGTTGATACAAATATATACAATTGCGGAAAACTATGTGTATAACTAATAAATATCTATTTTATTGTTTTATAATTTTATGTCGTGATTAAGTTCGATTATGCAAAAGACGTTATGATTGTGGACGGGGTTGATTTTCAACTAGTTCCGTTCCGCAAGTGGCTCCTCAAAAACCATGAGCAGTTATGCAATGGGCATTATATAAGAGCCATCAGGACCGGCAACAAGACCAGGTTCACGTACGACTGGCAGCAGATCTACTTCCTCGCTGACCAATATGAATTCACCAAACAATACATACATGAATTACATCTCAACACTACAGGAAAAACTCCGCCAACCGATCCCCTATCAATGGAGGGTCCAGTCTCGTAACAAAGAAAGAACAAAAGCTATCTGTACATCTTACATAGATGCACGTGACGTAATGAACGTGCTAGATAAGTATTGCACATACGGATGGCAGACAGACGTAAAAGAATTAGCTGGTTTCATATTCTATGGAATCGGTATCGAGATCCCAGAGTTCAATGCAGAAGGTAATCCCACTGGCTTTAGTTCAACGCTATGGAGATGGGATACAGGCGCAAGGATCGAAGATAATAAGTCCGACAATATGTACGAGCAGGCTGGAAAGTCAGCGTCTTCAGATGCCCTTAAAAGAGCTGCAGTACAATGGGGTGTAGGTCGCTTCTTATATGACCTGGATACAGTAACACTACCATGTGATCAATACGGCAATCCTGTAGATGAATCTGGTAAACGTATATGGGATGTAACTAAGCACATCAATAATCTTAGGAACAATTCAACACTTCAAAAGATTGTTGCTACTCCTCCTCCTGCCCCCGAGCTCCCAGAATTACCCCAGGATAAGCTAGACTCTATGCTTTCATTCATTAACGAGGGAAAGATCAAAGAGGTAGAAGCTGGTATGAAAAAGTACAAGCTGAACACCGCACAGAAGACGGCACTAACGTCTATGATCAACCAAGTTAAATCCGAAGCAGTAACAAAAGCAGCCAAGAAATGAAACACCTAATCCATACACCAACGGCCAAGTTAACCGAGGCCGAATGGCAATCCCTACGCCTATCTTTTGTAAGAAAGGGAATGATTGGCGGATCTGATGCAGGAACCCTGTTAGGATTAAACCAATACAAGTCACCGATTAATATGTTCTACCAGTCTGTAGGCATAAGTAATCCCCCGAACATAATGAACTCCGCCATGCTTCACGGCAAGCAGATGGAAGACTATGTTGCAAAGTGCTGGCAGTATTACGATGGTACTGATGAAGGCTGGGTTGAGAATACCCTGGCTGACAACAAGATCAAGCGATACAAGAAGCTCAAGTCTATTATAACTAACCCAAAATATCCTGTACTGTTTGCGAATGTAGACGGCATTATCACCAAACATCCAGTTCATGGGAAGAAGCAAGGTATACTGGAGATCAAAACGATCTCCGGTTACTCTGCTGACTCTTACGAGGCAGGCATTCCCCCGAGCTACCTGATCCAGGTGCAGCACTACATGTTAGTTACTGAATTAAAGTACGCAGAGATCTGTTACCTGAAAGATGGCAGACAGCTGGGAGTAGTAACCTTTAATGCTGACCCCGAACTGCAGGACAGGATCCTAAATGCAGCGCATGAATTCCAAGAGAGAGTGCGCCAGGCACAGGAACTTATTCAGAACACCATTGATCTGGATGAGAAGCTAGGTATAGCAGCGCAGTACGAACCAGAAGCAGATAACTCTGAAGCATTCAATCAATTCGTATCTGAAAAGCACAAGGCACGCCAAACAGAAATCGTAATGCAAGGCGGAGAAGATATGCTTGAACTAGCTAAGCAGTATAAAAGGTATTCTGAATTCCTTAAGAACGTAGAGAAGCAAAAACAATTCTATCAAAATAAAATAAAGCAGGTTATGGAACGCAACGAAGCATCCATCATGATGCTACCTGAGGGTAAGGTAACCTGGCGCAAACAATTTAACGTACAACTATGATCAAGCTAAATGAGATTGAAAAAGTGATGAAGCCACAGTTCGTGTTTGACAAGGATGCGAATAAATTCTTCCAGTGTGATGAAGAGTATGAAGGCAACAAGGACCTTGCACGTAGCATATTTGTTGGAATATCTGACATGTATGGTTTTGATGCGCAGTTAGTGATGTCCTACCTGGATATGGGATATGACTCTTACAGATACAAGTTATCGCAGTTCAGAGAATACTATCGTGAAGGTAAGCGCAGGAAAGAAAATGGTACCATATACATGAGCGATGATGCAATAAAAAAATACTTCATAAAAGTTAATCTCTGCATGAACGCCATCAAATTTCATTCCAGGAGTAATCCATACCTAAAGCTTGATGACTATGTAAACTTATAAGGCCATGACCACCACCACCATCGACCACAACCTAAGAAAAAAACTAAACATATCCTCTGTACACTATCTAGTAATGGATACGTGTGCGCAGTATAAAAATGTCTGGCGTCATACTTCTATAACCGAGATCGCTAACGTGTTAGGATTAAGCACACGAGCTGTCTCTGTAGCAGTAGATGATCTACGCACATCTCAACCTCCACTCCTGGAGATAGCTGAGAACGGCAGCTTCTACCCAACCAACAACTGGTATACATCATTCTTTGAGGAACCAATTGAAGTAAAGGGATTAGACACTGAGCTCGCCAAGGAAGTTGTAATAATGTTTAACGAAATAAACGAAACAAAGTATCAGCTGCCTAATAACATTGAGCTAGTAAAAGCTATCATAAAACAATCGCCACGAATAACTAAGGAGCATTTTAAATCTGTGATCATACACAAGCGTAACACCTGGGGTATTGATGAGAAGATGAAGGAATACAACAGGCCTTCTACAGTCTTCCGCAGTCCAAAACAATTCCATAAGTATCTCGATGACGCCAATATGTACTGGATAAACCAAACCAAAAATGATTCAACAACTCAGAGCCCTAGGTATTAATGTTCGTGAAGGGCAAAGAGGTAATATAAAGACCGTATGTCCGAAGTGTAGCGATACCAGAAAGAAAAAGAATGATCCATGCCTGTCTGTAGATGTAGAAGAAGGCATTTGGAACTGCCATAACTGTGGATACAAAGGAACCGTGCGCATAAAGAACGATAAAGAATATGTACGCCCAACAGGTGAGCTAAAAACTTTAAGCCAACCAGTCATTGATTGGTTCGCAGCTCGGGGAATAAGTAACCAAACACTACTCAGATTTAAAGTATCTGAAGGTGTCGATTATATGCCTCAGGTTAACGCAGAAACTAAAACAATTCACTTTAATTATTACTACAATGGAGAACTTCAAAACATTAAGTATCGTGATCGTGATAAGAACTTTAAGCTTGTTAGTGGGGCTAGGCTTGTGCCTTATAACATTGACGTCTGCCTTGATAATGCTACCGATAGTATTGTTATCTGCGAGGGAGAGATCGATTGCATGGCGTTTTATGAAGCAGGAATTAAGAACGCTATATCAGTACCTAATGGTGCCAGCAAGGGCTCCCAAAAGCTTGAATGGTTAGAAGACTTCTGGAACCTGTTTGAAGGCAAGAAGATATACCTGGCCACTGATATGGATGAGGCTGGCATATCACTTAGAAATGAGCTTGCAAGAAGACTAGGCAAACAGAACTGTTTAATAATAGAATTCCCTTATAAGGACGCAAACGAAGTGTTGATTCATGGTGGACGGGATATACTAGTCGAGTGTTACAACTCGGCTAGTCCCTACCCGGTTGAAGGTATTGAAGATGCGTTCTCAGTTAAGGCTGATATATACAAGCTATACGATGAAGGATTCCCTACTGGTTTCGATACTGGTTACGCAACTGAATTCGTATGGCATCCAGGACAGGTAACACTCGTTACCGGCATACCTGGTCATGGTAAATCTACCATGATAAAGAATATCATATTCAAGCTGGCGGAAAAGCATGACCTAAGATCCTTTATATACTCAGCCGAAGAGGCCAACACGGCTTTTGCTTTAGCTGATATGTACCAGATCGCTACAGGTAATTCTTTCTTCCAATCAAAGCTCTCCAAAAGAATAACAAGGGATGAGGTAGAAGCATGGACGCCATTCATGAACGATCACTTCAAGTATTACAAGCTAAGTGAGAATGACCTTACCATTGAAGGCATCCTTGACAAGGCCCAGGAGATGGTTAAAAGATATGGCATTAACATACTCGTGATAGATAACATGAGTACAGTTGAGAAGAGCATGAGCAACCAGGCTGATACACGCCATCACCAGATCAAGAACATGATGAACGATGTGGCCAGGTTCGCCAGGAACCATGACATCATTGTATTCCTGGTGGCGCATCCAAAGAAGATGACTGAATTAAAGAATGGGATATACAAAGTACCTAATGGTTACGATGTTGGTGATAGCTCACACTGGTTCAACCTACCTGATAACGGTATGACTGTTTACAGAAACCTGGAAACAAATCAGACCGAGTTGCATAGATGGAAAGTAAGGTTCAGGTATAGTGGCCAGCTCGGGGTAGACTACTTCACATTCAACGTAGCCAACAGCAGGTACCATTCAGCAGAAAGATTAAATGACGGAACAGATAAAAGCAAATTCGTAAACCAACCCTATGGCAAGAAAGACATTGAAAACTTTGCCGCCCTCGCAGACTCTTTATAAGGAGCACTGGAAGATGCTAAACAGCGGAGGCAAAATGATGGAGCATGTAGTTGATGTGAAGGGAGACAACCTTGTGAGACCGGCTAAGCTAGATGAGATCGTACCTGGCAAGCAGTACTACATGCAAGGCATATTTAAACCTACACATTTTACACCTACTGTCTTCGATCCAGCAGTGAGTTGGGATACCATTAAAGAACTACATAACACAGGAAGAATATGGCTACGAGAGGAAGATCCGCAAGGGTAAAAGGGCACACGTTCGAAAGGGATATAGTGCAATGGTTTAAAGATCTAGGCTGGGATAAGGCAGTGACCTCCCGAGCTGAGAGCAAGAACAAAGATGACCAGGGTATTGACTTGTGTTATACCGATCCATTCTCTGTGCAAGCTAAGGCAGTAGAAAACCTTGGTAGCCTACATAAGATACTGGCAGCTATGCCTGATGACTCCAACTACAATGTAGTCTTTCACAAGCGTAGCAGACAGGGTGTTATTGTGGCCATGACACTGGATGACTTTAAAGAATTAATTCAAATGCTTAAATCAAATAAAATAATATGAAAGCAACAATCGAAACAGACACTATGAGTGTGTATATGCTGCTCCCGAACATAGCATTCATATACGAACCTGACTACAAGGAGATCCAAATCGGATTCTACTTTTTAAATTTTTCACTAACAATCAAAATCTCAAAAAAATGAGTAACGAACAGAAATCGGACATCGTAGCCTGGAAAAAGGTTATCGAAACCAAGAACGGACCAGTAGAAGTACTGAACGTTGTAGTAGGAACCAGTCGTTATACGATGTGGCCTAACACATTTAAAAAGGAAGGTGAGAAGTCTCCTGACTATCGTGGAAAATTGGATACGTATGAGCCAAAGGCAGCAGCTGCTCCAGTCGCTTCATTCGTAGGACAAGAAAGCGAAGAGCTTCCATTTTAATTTAACAGGGAGGGTGGAGATTGGTCCCGATGCCCTCCCTAAATTTTTACCCCATGAAAGTATACATAGAAAATTATATCGGTAGGCCGCTAGAACACGATTTCGATCTTGAGTTCAAGAACAGAACTACCGTCCTCAAATACTCCAACTCAAAGGAGTGGGATCCAGAGCTACTTGGCACACAGGCATGCAGTATAGTTAATACCGGCAACGGGTATGTAGTTAAGCTTGACGGCAAGACTATACGTATTGACTACGCACAGGCGCAGCAGCTGTTAGTACTACTCATGTATATGAATGACGCCAAGATTGAAATCTGTGAAACGAAAGTAATTAAAAGTATATGACCCCATTTGAAATGGCGGAGGAATTAAAATCAGACGCCAGAAAATTAATCCAAACCGGGATATGGTCATGTGTTGTAACTCACCTGCACTTAGTTCCTGAAGTTAATGTTGACAAGGCCGTGAAAGCTATATGCCTATACATGGTCGATAAGATTATTGATGAAATGGAAAACGAGTTGGATGGTAATGATGCGGAAGATAGATCCGTCTTCTACTATCAAGTAAAAAATATCCTAGCCAAATGAAAGCTATTATAAGTATTGACTACGATGACACCATCGTGTATGCCGATTACCCAAACATCGGTACCATTAAACCGCATGCAGCGGATGTAATTAACAGACTCTATGATGCTGGTCACTTCATTATCATCTGGACCTGCCGGTCTGGTGAGCACGAAACCATGGCAGCTGATTACCTCAGATCCAATGGCGTAAAGTTCCATCACATCAACGAGAACCATCCAGACAACATAGCACAGTATGACAGCGACTCACGTAAAATATTTGCTGACATATACATCGATGACAAGCAGCTCGGGGGATTACCTGAAAGCTGGTTAGAAATAGAAACAATCCTTACCCAACAAATAAACAAACTAAAATGATTATTGCACTCTCTGGCTATGCTAAATCCGGCAAGGACACAGTAGCTGAAATAATAAAAGAGATACAACCAAACAAATGGGAGGTAAAGAAATTCTCTGGTAAACTTAAAACCATTGCATCTATCCTATTAGGTATGCCTGAGCACATGTTTGAGGATCAGGATTTCAAAACCTCCATGCTTGGAGAGGAGTGGTGGAAAAACTATGGTGACTTCTACCATCAGATGAGCGTAAGGGATTTCTTACAGATGTTAGGTACTGACGCCATCCGTAATGGGTTGCACACTAACGCCTGGGTGAATGCTCTTATGGCGGATTACAAGCCTAAGAAGATGAGCCAATACAATCCATCCTACTGGATCATCACAGACTGCCGCTTCCCTAATGAAGCCCAGGCAGTGAAGGATAATGGTGGTGTAGTCATACGTATTGTACGCCCAGGTATTGAACCAGTAAACGCACACCCATCAGAGACCGCACTTGATAACTGGGACTTTGATTTCCGAATCGCAAACGCATCAGATAAGGTCGCATTAAAACAAACAATTGAAGTAATCTTAAATAAAATACCATGATAGCAACAGATCCATTCACCGGCATTACAGAATCACGCATTCAAATACAAGACAGGGTAAAACCAGAGCTTAAGAATATTTACATAGCTCTCTCCCGAGCTATAGAAGAAGGCGATCAATTAAAGATCGGAATCGTATTAGGACAAACCTTAACCAAACTAGAATCACTTATTAATGGCAGTTAAATTAACCAACTCACAAGCAGAATCATTTGAACTCATGCACTCTAGTGTGTGCAATGCATTAATCTATGCTGAAGACTTACATAAGGGTAAACATATTGCCCTAAGGGAATGCTTACCCCCGATCATAACCAAACTCAGATGGCTAAAGAACGCCATTGAATTAAAGGTACTAGCCTCACGCAGGAAGGAGATAAGAGAAAGGGATACGTTATTCTTTGATGAGATCCTTAGGCTGGTAAGCAACATGGATGACGAACAGAAAAACAAATTAGAAATCGAAGCTAAAAAAATACTACATGGAAAGTGTTCTATACCTGAATAGGTACCGAGATGAGATCCGCTTCACTGAAGAGGATAATAAAGTTACAATGACTGGCGGCCAGTATATGCGCTACGGATGGGATGAAGACCCCGAAGTAATCACTATGGTGGATCCATCTGGCGGACCATACATTACAGTCGGCAGTGACTTGCAGATGTTCTTCCATGATGGCAAGGAAAGAATTATAGATAAGATAAAATTAGACAAAGGACAGGTAATATTCATGCTGAAATAATTTTTTAGTTCAAACTAACAAGTATATATAACCGATAACTTTGCATAACAAAATCACAAACCTATGATGAGACGATGCTCCTCCAACCCTGAACAGTGGTGCAACTGCGTTGAAAACAAACCATGCCCCACGTATTTCATTAATGCCATCCCTGTTATTGAGGCCGAGTTAAAGCAACTCAACGAAAAGATAAACATTATTAACGCTAAAATCGAAGCCCTGGAGAACCATGACAAAATCAGAGAAGGATTACGTGGATAAATACTACGCAACAGAACCAGTGTCAGTGATGGCTACGCATACCGGCCTTACGTATTTAGAAATAATTACCTACTGTAAGGAGATGGGTTACCAGCCTGTACGAAAAAGAAAGCGTAGACCGGAAGATGAACCTACGCCAGAAGGATACTTTGACATTAATAATTATAACCCCGCAACCATATGATTATCCTAATTATTGTAATTGTAGTACCCATTATAGCAGCCTGGGTATACCTGGTTTCCAAGCAGGCCGATGAAGAAAACAATATTGATTTAACCGATGAAGATCTTTGGTAATGGACTTAGAAATAATACTACAAACCGCAGCAGAATGCGAAGCATTAAAGCCAGATGGTTTTGATGGCGATCCTGATGGATACGACAAGGCTATCCTAGGAATAACTGATAACGGCCAGCTTGTTTACTCCAAGGAGATAATGGTTGACCTGTTGTTAGGGATGGATAAAGAGATGACAGAGGAAGATGCCTGGGAGTTTCTAGAGTACAATTGTTTTTGTGCTTACGTAGGAGAACAGACGCCAGTATTTGTAAACACTTATTCATAACCCTAATAAACATTATGAAAAACAACTACAGCAAAAGAATCTACAAGTGTAAGTGCGGGAACGTACAGGAGGAGTATGCGTGGGAGACTGAACTTGTGGGAGGTAAATTTAAATGCAACTCATGTTCAGGTAAATTAGATTACAGCAACCTTCAGAAGAAAGAGGTTAATAAATCTGCAGCTATCCGAACTCCAACTAAAAACAGATAAGATGGTATTAATACTTCTCGTAGGTATAGTAACCGTAATAGGTTGCGTATCTATTTACAAGCAAACAAAAGACTGATATGGACCTAATACCTTTTTTAATATCCTGTGCAGTAGCTACACCGATAGCTATCGTGTGGGTTTATTTTATAGACAAGAGTAAGTTAGAGCAAGACGAAACAAATAACCCATGAAATTAAATTCAAGTATACCTAGCTTCAAGGCACTAGTAAAGAAATCATATTTCACCAAGGATCCTGGTGACGATAGTGAGTACTACAATGTATATGTATTCGGGATCCAGTCATGCGGTGGTAAGATACTTACGTTCCATGTGATGACAGACTCTGGCATGCTTAGAAGCAGGGTGCCATTGTCTGAGATATATACTCATGTTCCGACAAATGATATACCCTTTAACTACAAGCAGCTATGGGATTGCTTTAGTGAGAATGTATCCGTAGTTGAGTACGACTTCCTTGCGTTTCACAGGGGCCAGGTTGTGTTGAGAGATGGCACTAAGGTATGGGCTACTTATATATTCACCGTTGACTGGTACAACAATCCATACAGCGATGAGCCTTCGGACTACAAGTGCGGCCACGTGTTAGAATCGGATGACGGCTACTTGTTATGTATGCCGAACAACAGAATATTCTGGAAGGATTCTAACTGGGTAACAAAACAATTGCCCGAGGACCTGAAGCAGTTCAAGGTAGACACCGACCTTCCTTCTGTAGAAAACCAATCGGACCGATGGGTGGCAGAGGATACCAATTCATTTTATTACGACATAATACAAGAGCTATGAAAACCGCAATGCAAGAATTAATTGATGAGCTTAAACTAATTGAGGCTTATCCTATGTCACCTTTGGTATTAAGAATGGCTACTGATTTACTTGAAAAAGAAAAAGAGCAGATACAAAAAGCCTTTTCAGATGGTCAAGATACACCCATAAATCACCCTATTCTACCCCATTATAGCAGAGAAGAATACTTTAATGATAACTATAATTGGGTAAATAGTATAAAAGTAGACCCTATTAAAAGCCAAGTAACAACAACTGGTGTATGGACTCCAAAAACTAATTAATATATGAAACTATATACAGAAAAACAAGTAACTAAAATTAATTTACAATCAAAAGATTGGGGACACTATGATAATTCTATTTTTGCATTTGAAATATCAGATAATGAAAACATATATACAGAACAACAAATAAAAGAAACATTAAAATTAATGGGGCTTGATTTGTTAGTAAATGAATTTTTGAAAAAAGCTGAACCAATAGAATTTAACCAAAACAAATAAAAAACAAGTATTATAATGGATCAACAAATGAACCTAAACATTGGTTTAGATAAGACATCACCAGTATCTTGCGATAAGTGTGGTAGTCAAGTTTTCCAAGAAGGAGTATTGCTTAGAAAAGCATCTCGATTATTAACAGGAACAGCACAAGATGCTTTGATTCCTATTCAAGTGTTTGCCTGTATGAGCTGTGGAAGTGTGAATGAAGAATTCCTCCCATTGCAAATGAGACAACAAACACAATCACAAACTACTGAACCCGAAGAGGAAAGCGGTGGTAAAATTATTAAATTTTAATTATGTTAACATCAATAGCATTACTTATAGTAGCAATTGCCAATGCAGTTACAGTATACTATAGCACTAAAAGAATGGATAAACTCCAAAACCAGATAAATGAGTTAGATAAACAAACTTATGATATTAAAGCCTTATTTGAACAATCAGAAAACTTTCAAAGAGCAGTTAATGATAATTTAGATAAACAAATCAAATCTCAATATAGCCATTTTACAAGTCGTATGGATAAGTTAAAAAATGACGTATTGCAGAATAATAAAACATACTAATGAATATATTTGATCATATTAAGAATATCACAACTAATAAAGGCGCTTATCTAGGTGACGAAGGATGGAATAACTGGATGATTAATCGTTTTCTCAGTATGGATCCTGATTATTGTGAGGTAGTTAATGTTGTTCAAAAGAATACTTGGCAAATGAAGGGTGAGTATCTATATAATTTATACAAGGATCTTATACCTAAACAATACAAGTATCTAAAATATATTAAAGCTAAAAATAAAATTGAATTTGATGCTGGTGACGTAGAGGCCGTATCATTGTATTTCGAGGTAAGTAAGAAAGAAGCTAAAGAGTATATTTCAATGCTTCCTAAAGACGAATTAAACAATATAATATCACAAATCAATGGAAAATAAAGAACAACATCAACCATTTACCGGAAACTATTGTGTTGAAGACGATGATGGTATATTACATGAATTAGATTCAGTTGTAAGTTCAATTCTTGATCAATTTACAGCAAGGGCTCTTATGGGTAAGAAAAAATATGGTGTTGATCTTGATCGTACTGATTTATCATTACTTGAGTGGATTGAACATGCTAAACAAGAGCATATGGATGCAATCTTGTATTTAGAAAAAATTAAACAAGAAATTAGTGGGAAAAAAGAAACTATCTGAGGTTGAACTTAAGATAAAGAACCACCAAAAACCTGAGGTTAATCTTGCATTCCAAAAAACTGTATCTTATTCTCAATACACTATGTGGGCTTCATGTCCTTATAAGTGGTATTTAACTTACGTAGAAAATAAACAACCATACCAAGCCAGTATACATACTGTATTTGGAACCGCATTTCACGAAACTATACAATCATATCTTGAAACAATGTATAATGTAAGTGGAGCAGCAGCTGATAGAATGGATCTAGAAGAATTATTTCAATCCAACTTCTCAGAAGTATATTCTAAGGAATATAAGAAAATGGGATCTCATTTTACTACACCTCAAGAAATGGGAGAATTTTATGAGGATGCTGTTGCTATAATGAAGTGGATTAAGAAAAATAGAAATATATTATTTAGTATTCGTCGAGTAAAATTATTAGGCATTGAAATACCAATATTAACAAATGTTGCTAATAATGTATTTTTAAAAGGATTTATTGACTTTGTATTGTATGATGAAGATTTAGATAAAATTTATATATATGATATTAAAACATCAACACGAGGATGGGGAGATAAAGAAAAAAAAGACGATAGTAAAATTGCTCAAGTGTTATTATACAAGGAGTACTTTTCAAAACAATTTGGGGTCGATATTGAGAAAATTGAAGTCGAATACTTCATTGTCAAACGAAAAATATGGGAACAATCAGAATACCCAACCCCAAGAGTCCAATCATTTAAACCAGCAAGTGGTAAAATAAAACGAAAACAAGCAACAGACAATTTTAGTAATTTTCTTAAAGATTGTTTTGATGAATTTGGTAAACCCCAAATAAAATCGTATCTTAAAAATGTAGGAGAAAGTGCATGCAAATGGTGCCCTTACAACGATAAACCAGAACTTTGCGACAAAGTTGCAGCTTCTTAAAAGTTTATATATTTATATCCGAATATATAAAAACTATAAACTATGGCAGAAAAAATGCAATTAACAAGTGTAAAGGTGCCTGAATCGTTATTTGAAGAATTCAAAGTAGCCTGCGTTAAACATAAATTCAGCATTCAAAAATTAACAGAGCGTGCAATGTATTTATATTTAACTGATGAAGAATTCCGTAAAACGGTACAAAACCAATTAAATACACAACTGAAAAAAGAAGACTAACTACGTTATGAAAGAAGGTTATATTAAACAAGAGAATAGAAAGAAAATCCTATTACTTTGTGATGATATTAGAATGACGAGCGGTATATCCACTATGGCTAGAGAAATAGTAGTGGGTACCGCTCATTATTTTAATTGGATCAATTTAGGTGGGGGGATTAATCATCCTGAAGAGGGTAAAAAATTAGACATCTGTGCTAGTACTAATGAACATGCTGGTATTGAAGATTCTAATGTATTTATTTATCCTGTAAAAGGATATGGTACTATAGACTTTGTACGCCAAATAATCAAGACTGAAAAACCAGATGCAATGATGATCTTTACAGATCCTCGTTATTGGATTTGGTTATTCCAAAATGAACATGAGTTAAGAAAACAATTACCTCTTATCTATTTAAATATTTGGGATAGTATTCCATACCCAATGTATAATAAACCATACTATGAGTCATGTGATGCTTTATTTGCAATCAGCAAACAAACAGAAAACATTAATAGGGTTGTATTAGGAGAGGTAGCTGAAGAAAAAGTAATTAAATATATCCCCCATGGAATAAATGAAAATATTTTCTTTCCTATCACTGAAGATAAACCTGAATATTTAGCTTTACAAGAGTTTAAAAAACAATTGTTTGGTGATAAAAAATATGATTTTACATTACTATATAATGCTAGAAATATAAGACGTAAATCAGTACCTGATTTAATGTTAGCATGGAATAAATTTCGTTCTCAATTATCTAAAGAACAAGCAAGTAAAACTTGTTTGGTAATGCATACTCAAGTAAAAGATGAGCATGGTACTGATTTAGAAGCAGTACGAGATATGATATTTGGAAAAGAAGGTGGAAATATTATCTTCTCTCAAGGTAAACAAGCAACACAAGTAATGAATTTACTTTATAATGCTTGTGATGCAACTATATTACCTAGTAGTAATGAAGGGTGGGGTTTGAGTTTGACTGAATCTATGATGTGTGGTAAACCAATTATCGCTACAGTAACAGGTGGGATGCAAGACCAAATGCGTTTTGAAGATGAAAAGGGTGAGTGGATTAAATTCACTGAAAAATTTGGTTCAAACCATAGAGGTAAATATAAAAACTGTGGTGAGTGGGCTTTTCCAGTATTCCCAAATAATTTAAGTTTAGTAGGTTCTCAACCAACACCTTATATATTTGATGATAGGGCTGAGCCAGCTCATATTGCTGAACAAATTTCAGTAGTATATGGTCTTAAAACAATAACACCCCAAAACTTTAAAGAAAGAGGTCAAGCAGCTTATAAATGGGTAACATCGGATGAATCAATGATGTCAGCTAGATGGATGTCTAAGAATGTTATAGATGGTATTGAAGAAACATTTAAAAAATGGACTCCAAGATACGCATATGAATTAATTCCTATTGAAACCCCTGATCAACCACAACATTATAATCCTTATTTAATAGCAGAATAGTTATGAAACCAGTTATAGCAATTAGTTGCCCAATAGACACATTTAGTGGATATGGAGCAAGAGCAAGAGATGTAGTTAAAGCACTTATCAATTCAGAAAAATATGAAGTTAAAATTCTATCACAAAGATGGGGTAGTACTCCATTTGGGTTTTTAAATCCATTAATTCCTGATCATAAAAAAATTATTGATTGTATTCAACCAAGCAATAATAAATTAGAAAATGCTCCTGATATTTGGATCCAAATTACAGTACCTAATGAGTTTCAAAAAGTAGGTAAATACAATATTGGTATTACTGCTGGTATTGAAACAGATTTATGTGCTACTACTTGGATTGAAGGATGTAATAGAATGGATTTAGTATTAACTTCATGTAACCATTCTAAAAATGTATTTCTAAATTCAAAATACGAACAACGTAAAAAAGATAATCCTGAAGAAGTTGTTGGAATAATTGAAACAACAATTCCAGTGGAAGTATTGTTTGAGGGGGTTGATACTCAGATTTATAAAAAAACAAATCAAATTGATGAAACTTTAGACGATATATTAAAGAGTATTCCTGAACATTTTAATTTTTTAGTTGTTGGCCATTGGTTACAAGGTAGTTTTGGAGAAGATAGAAAAAATATGGGTGGAACTATTAAAGCGTTTCTTGAAACCTTTAAAAATAGAAAAGTAAAACCGGGACTTATTTTAAAAGTAAATGGTGGTAGTTATTCAATTATGGATAGAGACCAAATGGTTGCTAAAATAGAAGAAGTTAAATCAATGGTTGACGGTGATTTACCTAACATTTATTTACTCCATGGTGAATTAACAGATGATGAAATGAATGGTTTATATAATCATTCTAAAGTAAAAGCAATGTTAAGCTTAACTAAAGGTGAAGGATATGGAAGACCATTAATTGAATTTACTCAGGCACAAAAACCAATTGTAGTTAGTGGATGGAGTGGACATACTGATTTCTTAAGTAAAGATTTTAGTGTGTTTGTAGGTGGTGAAATAAAGCCAATAGATAAGAGTGCTGTAGTAGAAAATATGCTAATAGCAGAATCAAAATGGTTCACCCCCGATTATAACCAAGCCTCATTAGCATTAAAAGTAGTTTATGCAGATTATGATGAATTTGTTGAAAAAGCAAAAAGACAGTCGTATATTTGTCGAAATGACTTTAGTTTAGAAAAAATGGGTGAAAAATTAGTTGAAATATTAGATGCTAATTTTACTAAAGAAATACCACTACCTAAACTAAGTAAAACAACATTACCAACCTTAAATAAAGCTGAAAATGACAAGTAAAGAATTTATAATTTGGTTACAAGGATTTACTCAAGGAGTACATGAATATAATATATCACCTAAACAATGGGATACATTAAAAGATAAATTGGCAGAGGTTAATGATATCTTAAAAACACCCCCTTGCTCAGGTCATGACCAAGAAAGTTGGATTGAAGAAGAAGCAGAACGTAGAATGGATATTATAGGACAGAATGGAAACGAAGGCCTTCATTACAACGCAGAAGATTTAGGTGGTAATTGGGTTACAACAACAACAAGTAAATTAAAAAATAATGGATAAATTAATAACATGTCCCGCATGTGAATCAGATTTCTGCTATGAAGTAGAACAAGAACAAAAGAAACTATGGCATTGTTTTGGTTGTGGGTTTGCATCAAATTCAGATCAACATATTGAGAAAATTAATTTAGAACAAACAGAATCTGTATTACCTGAATTATATAGAGCCGTTAAAAAATTAGATAAAAACGGATATTACTGGTATCCTTCAACAATCAACCACCCAACCAAGGGAATGGTTTTCGTTGATTTAGTAGATAATGTTTGGCAGTGGGCCGGTATTAAAGCAACACCAGTTACTGAAGAAGAAAAATCAAAATTCCCTGAAGGCGCTACTCACAAAGCTGATATGAAAACCATCCAGCATTTTGGAAGCACATATATGGAAGCTTTAAATTACATTGAATATTTTAAACAAGACTAAAATGAAAGATATATTAATTATAGTTCCATCAAGAAGTGGAGATAGTGAAAGATACCCAAATGTAGATAGATTTATTGAAAATTGGAAATCAAATACTGAAGGATTTAGTGATTTATGTATAGCTTTAGATGATGATGATGCTCACAAATATCCTGTTAGAGAAGGAGTTATATATGAGATAAATCCTAGAATTAGAATGATTCCTACATTGAATCAAATTGCTATGAAATATAAAGATTCATACAAGTATGTTGCTTTCTTTGGAGATGATCATATTATTAGAACTAAATGGGAATCACAATTCATTAGTTATTTTGAAAGCAACAACGGTATAGGTATTGCCTATGGTAATGACTTATTACAAGGTGCTAAATTACCTACTGCAGTTTGTTTAACTTCAAATATAGTAGATGTATTAGGATTTATGGTTCCTGAATGTTTGCTTCATATGTATGCTGATAATTTTTGGTTGGATTTAGGAAATAACCTAAACATAATAAAATACTTTGATAACGTTACATTTGAACATGTCCATCCAGATAATGGCAAAGCAGAAAGAGATTCACAATATGTGGATGCTGCTTCAGTAGCTTATATAGATCAACAAGCATACGCTGTTTATAGAAGCGGAAATGATTTTCCAAACGATGTTAATAAAGTAAAAAGTTTATATGAGATATAAAACATTTGATCAACCCCATTCACATGACGCTGAGTGGTATAAAAGTAGAGAATTAGCAGATCATATAAATCAAGATAATCATAGACCAAGATTAATGCAGGTTCTAGAATATCTAATTCAGATAGTAGGGGATAATTCAGAGACTACTATTGCTGATTTTGGATGTGGGAATGGAGGTCTTATTAGAGAAATAGAAAGTAAATTACCTAATAAAATTTGGGGATATGACTTACAACCTACTAATATTGAAGACGCTGTACAGAAAGGGAACTCTGAAAATATAAAATATTTAGACTTTGTAAATGAATCTATTGAATTTCCGGATATAGCAATTGCTACAGAAGTATTGGAACATTTAGTAGACCCAGATGCTTTTATAAAAAGATTATTAGATAATGGAGTTAAATATATAATTGCCTCATCACCTGATTATGAAACTCCTTCATATCATGCTCCGTTTCATTTATGGGTATTTAATGGTGATTCATATAAGGAAATGTTTATTGCATCTGGTTGGGATGTAACATTACATCATAAAGATTACTTTCAATATATTATTGCAAAGGGGAAATAATGAAAATATTAGTCTGTTGTCTAAATGTTAATGGTTTCGGAGGAAGTGAAATGTACCATTATGAATTGGTTAGAGAACTACATTCATTAGGTAACAATGTTACCTTATTTTCATTAAGAGATATTGATAAAAACGATTCTGTTAGAAAGAGAATAGACGAATTAGGGATAAGACAAATTGACGCAAAAACACTTGATATAAATGAAAAATTTGATATCATATTAGCAAGTCAACCTCAAGTAAATGCCTTCATAATTCAATATTTTAAAGGAACTCCTCTTATTAGTGTAATACATTCAGAAATTAGAAGTGAAACTCCTATACTGGATGAAAATATATATCACTACATATCTATTAGGAAGCCTATTACAGATATGTTGATAAATGAATATGGAATACCAAATAATAAAATATCTTTAATTTACAACCCAATTGATCAAAGCAGATTCAATTCAGAGGGTGTTATTAAAAATAAAAAAACGAGTGGTATATTTGTTGGTGAAGTTTTAGATCCAATTCGTTTCAAAGCAGTCTCTCATTTAGTAGACAGCTGTATAGAAAATGATTGGGATTTATACTTAATGAGTAATAGTAAACATGATTTTAATCACTCAAACATAAAGTATATTAATACAAGATGGGATACTGAAAATGTTGTAAAACATATGGACTTCACAGCAGGTATATTATTAGGAAGAACTACTTTAGAAGGATGGTGTTGCGATGTTCCAGGATATGTTTATTTAATTGATGTTAATGGAAATTTAACAGAAATAGAAACAACCCTACCAGATAATATTAAAGAAATGTGCAATTCAAGATATGTAGCTAATCAACATATTGAACTATATAAAAATATTATAAAATGAAAATATTAATAACAGGTCATTTAGGTTTTGTTGGTAGATCATTTTTAAAACATTTCAATGGTAAACATGAAATTTTAGGAATAGATTTAAAAGAAGGAAATGATTGTAGAGATTATTTCAAACAGTCAAATCAAGTATTTGATTTAATTATTCACTTAGCAGCTATTGTTGGTGGGAGAGAAACTATTGAAAATGAACCATTATCTGTAGCAACTGATTTATCAATTGATTCTGAGTTCTTTAATTGGGTAATTAAGACAAAACAAAAACGAGTAGTATACTTTAGTAGTAGCGCTGCTTACCCAGTTCACTTACAATTACCTGAATTAAAATATCAGTTAAAAGAAAGTGATATTAATTTAAATGATATAAGATTACCTGACTATACTTATGGGTGGTCTAAGCTAACAGGAGAATATTTAGCTAAATTTGTAAGACAAAGTGGAACTAAAGTCTATGTATTTAGACCGTTTAGTGGATATGGTATCGACCAAGATTTAACTTATCCATTTCCTTCCTTTATAGATAGAATTAATCGTAAAGTCGATGAATTTGAAATATGGGGAGATGGTACTCAAGTTAGAGACTTTATTCATATGGATGATATAGTTGAAGCGGTTATGACTGTAGTTGATAATGATGTTGAAACTGATGCATTAAATTTAGGAAGTGGTATTGCAACTTCATTTAATGATTTAGCAAAAACAATGTTTGAAATAAGTGGTCATACTCCTACTAATGGAATAAAATATTTAATAGGAAAACCAATAGGTGTATCGTATAGAGTTTGTGATCCATCTTTATTTAATTCAATTTACAAGCCGAAATATACATTAGAAGAAAGAATTGAAATGATTTTAAATAACAAATAATGATATCAGTAATAATCCCAACATATAAAGAACCTCATGCTTTAGACGTATGTCTAAATTCAGCAATCAATGGGGCTGCTCATAAAAATCAAATTATAGTTGTTGTAGATGGTTTTTACGATATTAATAAAGAAGTATTAGACAAATACTCTAAACATATTGATGTACTTAGTCTTCCTGAAAATAGAGGATTAAATACAGCAACAAATTTTGGAGTATATAACGCAACATCAGATAAAATATTAATCGTAAATGATGATAATGTATTTGATAAAGATTGGGACGCTAAGTTAGAAGAAATATATGACCCAAATATTGTTTGGGCTCCAAACCAAATAGAACCTAATCCAGGAATCTTTAAACAATTTGTAGTTCATCCACTAGGGAATGTAGAGGATTTTGATCTTGTTAGTTTTTGGGATTATACATCAACAGTTAATAGAAAAGAATCTGATAATTGTGGTTCAACTCTTCCTATATTCATGAATAAAACTAAATATCTTCAAGTTGGAGGTTGGGATGAAACATATCCTGGTCCTTGGGTTGTTGATTGGGAGTTCTTTATGCAATGTGAAATGTCAGGAATGGAGATGAAGAGAACTTATAATACTCACTTCTATCATTTCGTATCAGTAGGTACTAGAAAAATAGAACCCGAAGTAACGTACCAGAAGGGATTAATTGAAAAAGAATGCCATGAATATTTTAAATATAAATGGGGTTTCTACGGGTATAGAAACGGCGAAACAAATTCTAATTGCCCTCCTTTGTTTAAGCAATAATTTGTACTTATATTTATAAGAGAAAATTGTAAATTATGTCAAGAGAGCGTCGTTCTAAATTAGATCCATTAAGTCGGATCATAACGTTGGGAGATATTGAATGTATCACAGTTAATCAAATTATACAAGATATATATGAGATTAATAATGAGGACGCTAAAAAGCAAACAGTAGAACCAATTAAACTCATTATCAATTCATTTGGTGGGGAAGTATTCAGTGGGTTAGCTTTAATTGATGTAATTGATAACTCGCAGACTCCAATCCATACTATATGCCACGGTACAGCAATGTCTATGGCTTTAATAATATATGCAGCGGGGCACCACAGAATTGCGAGTAAATATTCGACATTCATGTATCATGAAGCCGCATATGAAATAAATGGTAAAGTAGCATTCCATAAACAAGAATTAAAAGAAACAGAACGTATTGATAAATTATGTGATACTTATCTGATTTCTAAAACAAAATTAACACCTAAAATATTACAACCTCATAGAGATAAACAAGCTGAATGGTATTTCGATGTTCAAACAGCACATAAATACGGTTTGGTTGATGAGATACTAGAATAATTAATATTTATATATAAACACATTATAATGGCAGATTTGAATATAAAACCAAAACTTAAAGTAGACGTAAACCATAACCCAACTAAAAAAGGTATTAAAGTGCAATTTGCATTACCTCAAACATTAATGGGTGATGATAAAGCGGCTATGACTCAAAAGTTACAATCTAAATTAAACCAAGGTTTGCAACAATATAATCTAACGGCAAATATGGATACAGATGTACCTTTTGATAATGTTATTGGTTTCTTAATCCCTATTCAGGATATTAGATTAATGATCAAAAAGGCAATTATGCCTGAAGAACAACCTGTAGAAGCTCCAGTAGAAGCTCCTCCAGCACCTGAGGAAGAAGTTACAGCTGAGTAATCACTGTTAAAAAGAAATAATATGAAAAGGAGAATTCCGGTGTTCAAAATATCACTTGGGGATGGGACGACCTATGAACAAGTAAGTACACACCCTGCAATTAGAAAGGCAGTTATAGAGGAAACAATATTTGCTATAAGAGATGGAATTCAAAAAAATAAAAAATCAATTTCTTTATTTCAAATTGCTGGTACAACTTCCTATTTAGAATTAGAAAAGGAAAAATGGCAACCAACTCTTGAAAATCTATTAGAACATTATGTTGAGAGTGAAGATTACGATAGATGTATTGAAATAAGGGATTTAATAAAACAAATTTAGTTATGGAAGGAAATATTGATGATGCAAAAAAATCAATAGATTTAATTTTAGGTTCTGATACAACTCTTACAAGAAGGAAAAAAACACAAGAGGATGCTACTAGAGAATCATTTAATAAAATTATAATTAATCTAGAACAAGCAAATGCAAGAGCTTATTTATTAGATAGTGATTTTCATTTAGATCTTACTAAATATGACGATGTGTTTTATGAGGCTATTGATAATTTGATTGTATTACATTTTGGAAAAGAAGCATCTGAATTAATATTTTTCTATCTGTATGATAGAATTGACCCTGAGGGAAATATACAATCTTTAGTTGATCCTAATGGTAACGAAATACTCTTACAAAATCCAGATGATTTATGGATGTTGTTGCAAGTTATAAAAGGAAATGATAAGAAGAAAAAATAGTTATGAAACCAAAACCGTTTTCGAAAGATGACATCTTAAGGGCTATGAGACACACTCGTAGTAACAGAGCCGCTGCTCGTTACTTAGATTGTTCTTACACTCACTATAAAGCATACGCTAAGCTTTACAATGATGATGAAACTGGTAAAACACTATTCGATACCCATTTTAACCAGTCTGGTAAGGGTATTCCAAAACACTTAGTTGGAGCTAAAAAAGAACCTGCCTTAGAACAGATATTAAATGGACAAATGGATCCATCTCATTTTAATCCTGAAAAGATTAAGAATAGATTAATTTATGAAAATAAAATATCTGAGGATTGTGCTAATTGTGGATTCTGTGAACGTCGAGTAACTGATTATAAAATACCATTGTTACTTAATTTTAAAGACAACAATAAACGCAACTATCGTTTAGAAAATTTAGAATTGTTATGTTACAATTGTTATTATTTACTCATAGGTGACGTGTTTACCCCGGATCAAGTGGATAAAATTGAGAGTTTCACCACTAATAAATTCAAAGTAGAGGAACCAGATTTCCAACTTTCAGATGATCAAATAGAAAATATGAAAGCGCTTGGAATCCTATAATACCCGTCGTATATTTACATTAAATAAAGTTATAAAATATGGAAGGATTACACAACCAATACGCTGGTTACGAACTACCCGAAGAATTAAATCAAATGTACAAAATTGGTCATCAACCCTTTGGTTCTAAAAACATGGCTAAAATGATGTTTTTCGCTAATGAGGTAAAATTGAACAATGAAATGATTAATTATTACTCAGGAATTGGTCCTGCTCGTAGAGAAAACGAATCATTAGAAGATTACAGAAACCGTACCAGATTCCAAAAAGCACTACTCAAATATAGAGCTCAAATTTACGATTATTCAGTTTACACAAAAAAATAAAATAACATGGCACAATTCTTTCAAGTAAAAGTTCAGTTTACAACTGAAGACGATAGAGGTAAAGTAAAAAAACAAAATGTAAATTATTTAGTTGATGCCCAGTCAGTAACTGAAGCAGAAGCTAGAACAGTACAATATTTAGTAAGCAGAGGAGAAAGTGAGTTTGAAGTAAAATCAGCATCTGAGGCTAAAATTGCTGAAGTAATTTTACTAGATTCTGTAGAAGCTGAATAAACAGCTGCTCAGTTCGACTAAGGGTTAGGTCACATCCCTTTCACGGATGTAATACGGGTTCGAATCCCGTACTGAGTACACAAAGCTAAAAACGGAGTAGTATACCGTCAACCATAGACAGAATCCCAGCCCATGCATTGGTAGTCAGAAGTAACACTTTAAGAGGGACATGACCTAGAGATGGTGCTAGGTTAAACGGAAAGATGGCAGAGTGGTTGAATGCACCGGTCTTGAAAACCGGCATACTGAAAGGTATCTGGGGTTCGAATCCCTGTCTTTCCGCATATTAATGCTCCTAAAGCATTGCAGGCGATGCGCATGACTTGTAATCATGATAACTTGGTTCGATTCCGAGTGGGAGCTCAACAAGGGCCTGTAGCTCAATCGGTTAGAGCAACACACTCATAATGTGAAGGTAGTAGGTTCGATTCCTACCAGGCCCACGTGCAACGTTTATTTGACATAAGGGAATTTAAAAAAATGTTGGACGGGCAAAAATAAAATTGTAAATTAATAATATATGAAAAAAGAATTATACGACATGCTTATGTCATCAGCAATAGCTGATAAAGCAAAAGCTCTATTAACTTTAGACCTATTATCTTATCATGCCGCTGGTATTGGTGATCATTCAACAAAAGACTTCTACAATAACGCTGAAGAAGCGCTTACAATGTTAGTTGATGCTGAAGATAGGATTAGAGCGCTTGAAATGCATTTCAAACAATAGTTAAGCAGGAATTGTAGGGTGGTGAAAAGGCGTACGCTTGGCAGACATGCCCTCCCGTCTCGAGGGTGCGGAGTTCGAGATAGATAAATGATAATGGGTTGACCACAGGCTAGCTAGCAAGAATGTCATTTATTGAATCGCCGCGTGGAGGTTCGAATCCTCCCCCTACAGCAAACCGTCGAAAGCTCATTATGACCCGAGTGAGATGAAAACGCGGATATCGGGTCTTATGCCGGGGTGGTGGAATAGGTAGACACGCAAGACTTAAAATCTTGTTCGCCAACGCGAGTGAGGGTTCGATTCCCTCTCCTGGTACAATAATTATGGATATGGCTTGTCACTGTTTATTATTAGAAAATAATCGTCAATTCCTTCAAATGATGAAGGATAGAAATAGTGATCTAATCCTTAAAATGGTTAAATGTGTGCTTAGTGCTCATAAACGAGGTAAAGATCGAATAGATATATTTGATATTACCTTTAAAGACACAAGTGGTATGATATTTAACATTGAGAAATCACAATACAAAGAATTGTTAAGTAATTGTATGGATGATTTGATTAAATTAGAAGAATATGAATTGTGTGCTGATATTCAAAAAGTATTAGAAGGTAAAAAAAGAAAGAAAAAAGAAGAAGTTATTTAACACATGGGGGTGCCTGGTTTTGACAGGTGCGATGAGTTGGTAAGTTGCAAGCCGGGTTAGATGGAAATCCGTAAATACCTATCGAATAATAAACGACGTAGAATTATCTACAATGACCTTCGAAGACGCTATGTCTTTCGTTGGCGCTGATTACGCTGTAGCAGCCTAATCAAAACAATAGAGCCGGACTACATACGCTTAGTAACAGAAGTAGCTATAAAGGGGTCTTAGGGTGGAGCCCTCATAAAATAATTCCACAACCAGGTAATTTGGAAGTATGATTCCCACATACATCAAACTTCATATTTTGTTAGTTAAGAAAAACTAACTAAGCTTGTGAACGAGATTTATTAAATCCGCATTTGGACAAGGGTTCGACTCCCTTCACCTCCACAATTTTAAGGCAACCAGAAATGGTTGCCTTTCTTCTTGCATATTTATATTCGAACCATTAAAAATTAAAAGTAAATGCAACAAGAACAAGTTACACCGGCTATCAGTCTGCGTGAAAAGATTGGGTTAGGTATAATGTATATACTAGGATCCTTTGTAATGGCTGCTTTAGCCATACAGTTATATTTCGTATATTGCCAATTTTTTAAATCTTATGAAGAAAATTTACAAATGTCTAATGCAATTAGTCATAAAATTGACGGGACATTTAAGAATTCTCCAGGTAATATTTGGTACAACGCAGATGAACACATCTATGTTGAAAAGGTTACTAACAAAGTAGTTGTTGGTAAATTAGCAGGCAATCGTAATTTAGAATTTGGTGTTAAAAATGTACTAGAAGAGTACTTACAAGATAAAGGCTACAATTTATCATCAGACGCTGTAAATAAATTACGTGTTGAAATTATTTATCTAGATGTATTAACTACTAAGAAAAATATTTCAGTTTTCCATAAAGGTGAAGAAGAAGTCATTATTCGTTTAAAAGGAATCTTATATAAAGATGGTATTAAAGCAAAAGAAATAATTATTGAAGAATCTTCATCTGAAATTTCTATATCTACTTTACTTGTAGATGAAGGCGGTCAATTTAACCAAACTTCACTAAGTAATGCTCTCAAAAAAGGTTGTGATAAATTAGTCACAAAATTATTTGAAAAATAAAACCATGAAAAAATTATTATTATTTTTAGGAATATTCCTAACATCGTTAACATCATTTAGTCAGATTACTGTATCACAATCAGTTACCCCAACACCACCATATGAAGTTGGTGATACTTTAACTGTAAAATACACAATAGCTAGGGGTACAACAACACCTCGTTATTTTTGGTTGAGATACTCATTTAACAACAAGGCATTAGCAATGGTGCCAAGCAGTACAACATTCTCACAAGGTACATCAGTCCAAACATTTTTTACAGGTTGGAACAATTATAAATTCACTCCTGCAGCGAATATCGCTGAAACTAATTTATCTAGTCAATATGCAACAACTCCTTGGGGTTATGCCGTAAATAATGATTGGAATGCTGGTCAATTAACAGTTCAAAGATCAGATACCTCAATTGATGGAGCTATTGCAACACAAAAGTTTATATTAAAAGATCAGAATACTTACAATGATATTCATAAATTAGACTTAGCTTACGCTGTTAACAATGCATCTGCTAGTATTACACCAATTACTCGTAGTGCTACTAATTTATCATTAACAAATGTAACAGGTAACACATCTCAATTCAAAGTTAAAGTATTGTTCCCACAAGGATATACTATTACCGATCATAGTGTTCAATTAATGCCACTTAAAACAGATGGTACTATAGATTGGACAAAAACACCGATAGCACAATTAGCATTAGATGCTAGTGGTGAAGCATTATTCACAACACAAGTAAAAGTTGGTGATTCGGTTGGTGTATTTGTTGGTCCAACAATGACTAAAACATGGATGAATAATATTATAACTGTATCAGATGCGTACAAAGCATTTTTAGGACATTCTCAAACTGATATTAGTGGAACACCTAATTTCTTTACATATCCTAATTTAGAAAAGAAAATAGGTAACATAACATTAAATGATAGTACATTTAACGAATCCGATTCATATGCATTGTTTGCTCATGTGATGGGACAAAATATGAATACAATAGCAACAATCCCCTCTAATACATCAACAACAGTAAAATGGCAAAGTGGATTATTAAATCAAAGCTGGTTAGATGGTGTTGTTAAAAATAAAGTATTGATTGATACTCCAATAAAAGAAGTACATGCCGTATTTGCTTGGGGTGGAGATTTAAACTGGTCACACTCATCAGATCCATCTGTAATAGCTAGTAGAATTAGTAGTGGTTTATACACTAATTCAATTAATGGTGAAGTAAATATGAAAAAATCAATGAGTTCATCATCTATAATGGCATATAGAACTGAAGCTGTTGAAACTGCTAAATTAAGTGTAACATCTACATTAGAAAATGGTAAGGTTGTATTAACAACAACATTAACTAAAGCAGAATTAGCTGGATTACAAGTGATAATGAATTATGATGAATCTAAATTAACATTAGATAATATTATATTTGATTCAGGTTCAACTATTACTAACTTTTCAACTCATAATAATGGTAGATTAACATTTGGTTCTATTGATCAATTAAAAACAGCTAGAATTAAAGTTGGTACACCATATAAATTAATATTCACCCCTAAAGTACAATTAACAAATACTGCAGGTTTATTCTATTTTGTATTATCAGATGCAGTAGATGCTAAAGGAAACAAAATAGACTTAATAATAGAATAATGAAGTATCTATTAGTTACATTATTTTTATTTATATCATTTTTAGGGTTCGGACAGAGTGTATCTGCTCCGGACTCTAAATCTTTTACACAATCTACAACTGGACAAGATGCTAGTGGATTTGTATTAAGTGGATTTAATTCCACTGCAACTCTATTAGCATCAATTAGTTTAGTTAATCCTCCATCAGGTACAACATTTGTATTAAATACAACAACAGGTTTAACTGCAGCAAGTGGATTTACTTTAAGTGGTAATAAAACTCGTTTAGTTGTAACGGGTACAATGAATAATATTAATACAGCATTAGCATCGTTAAAAATAAATACAGGTTCAACAAAAGGTAATGTTGCATTATCCGTAGCGGCAACTATAAATCCAGCGGGATACTATTACAATGGTGTAAACGGACACTTTTATAGACCAATAACAACAACGGCAACTTATACAGCAGCTAGAGCAGCATCTCTATTAACAACATTCAAAGGACAAACGGGATATTTGGTAACAATAACTTCTGCAGATGAAGATGCTTTTATATTTGCTAATGTTCCACAAGGTAATATTTGGTTTGCATTAACTGATGAAGTAGAGGAAGCTAGATGGACAATTGATGCAGGACCTGAAAAGGGAACTCTAATTAAAATAAATAACGGACAAACAAACGGAAACATTCCTGGTCAATATAATAATTGGGCAGGTGGTGAACCAAACAATAGTGGTAATGAAGATTATGCAGTAACTAAATGGGGTGGTGGTTCACAATGGAATGATTTACCTAACCACTTTAGTAATCCATATGTAATTGAATATGGTACTTGGTCTAATCCTGATGATGCAACATTTACTGAATTCTATACTAATAGTGTAACACACATAAATGGTGAAGTTTTATCTGCAAGATTTAATATTGATTTTGGAACTAATATAGATGAAACTAAATTCTCAGCAAAAGGATATACATACACAAACAACAATTGGAATGTAGTAAGTGGAACTGCTAGACAATTAAGTGGTTTAGGTAAAGTTGATTTAACTACCTTATTAGATACAGTTAAAACATCAAATGGAGTTAGAGCAACCACATCAGCAGGACAAGTTGAGTGGGCAATCATAAACCCATATAATGAAACTTTAGGTGGGCATCAATTGTTAGTAGATGAAAGAGAATTTAGTGGAACAGGAATATCTCCAAATGATATAACATCAATTAAATTATTTGATATATACGATGGACCAGTTAGTGTTCACAGTGTAAGTGGTTTTTGGAAAACCTATATAATGCCTGGTAATTTATCAACTAAAATAACTTCATCTACATTTCAAGCTCAATTAAGATTACAAGATGGTTGGTATGGAACGAGAGCAGAATTTAGTTTCTCACCAGTAATGTCCTATAAACAACATGGGATGGAATTATCTTATACTAACCAAACTGAGTTAAATACACTATATAGTAATATTGTAGGCGTATCAGATGTTTATTTAGCATTTAAAGAATTAGCAGATGGGGGGATTTTTGGTAATCAAAGTGGATTAGGTTTAACAAATGGTATTCAATATTTGAATGCTGATGTTGATGGTAATGGTATATTCAATGAAAATGATACATACAAATTATTACAACATTTGACAGGTACTCAATCACTTACCCAAAATGCTACTCTAACAAACCTAATAAAGCTATATAATAAATCAGATTATGATGCTATAACAACAAGCAATTGGGGAACTCAATTCAATTCAACACGTAATTTAATTCCATTTACTTTAAGTGGTTTGAATAATACATACAATATAAATGTAACTTGGTTGGGTGATGTAAATCAATCCCACTCGGCCCAACAAAGCGTTACTAATATTAGTGGCAATTCAATTAGAAGTATGAGTTTAATGAGTAATGCTATTATAAATGAAATAAATGTATCAACTATAGGTGAAATTATAAATAATAAAGTTATAATTACATTATCAGTAGACCCATTACAACAAGAATTAGTAGGTACACAATTTCAACTAAATTATGATAATACTAGATTAAAATTTGATAAAGTCGAATTTATAACAAAAGGCAATCCTACTAACTTTGGAGTTGATAAAGGTAATTCAATTAATGTAGGATCCTTAATAACAAGTGGAGATGTACTAGATAAAACAACTGAATATCGAGTTATATTTACTCCGATTAATAACATATCAGATATATTAGGGTTAACATCAATATCAACAACGGATGCTGTTAATAAAGCTGGTAAACAATTAAAAATAAAACTAAAGTAATGAAAAAATTGATATTATTCATATCGTTAGTTTTAATAGGATTTGTATCAAACGCACAAATCATAAAACCTGATACATTACAATTATCAGCAAAAGAATTATTTGGAGAAAGTGATGATTGGAACGATGTTGGTATACTACAATCCTATGTTAATTTTTCAAAAGATGTTCTATCATCATCAAACCTTTCAGTTGGTATAATTGGAAAACAAATATCAACTACACTTAATTTAGGATATAGTAAATCATCTATGAATGGGCAGTGGGGGCATTCATTCGCGGCTTCAATAAACCCTATATGGAACTATTATGGTGTAGGATATGGTTTTACTAGAAACACAAATACAAGAACAACCACAATACAATCCTTCTATTCAACCGATTTTGATTTTCAAAAAGATATTACATTATCATTTATAGATGTATTTAGAACTAAAAAGTTTGGAACATTTGGTTATAGTGTAATTGCATCAAAATCATTTTGGGGAACATACGAAGGTCAATGGGAAGGGAAATATACGGTAGATGAAAATGGTGATTTTAAAGATTTAATTTATCCAATGATGCCATCATCAAGTGAATTGAGTTATAGAGGTATGGCAATGTACACATATACATTTAAAACAAAGATAGTAAACATCTCACCACAAATATTCGCAATGAGTGATATCTACAAAGTATTCAAAGATGGCACTGAATCGGATTTAGCATATGTAGATGATTTCAATTTGGACTTATATTATGGTACATCTATTGATTGGAAGATAACCAAAAGATTTGTATTGAATACTAACATCAGATATAATACAACTTGGGATAAATTAAGTGAATCGGTTGGGTATAAAAAGAGTAACCCAATAATGTTTATGGTAGGAACAAACTTTCAATTCTAATATATGAAATGGACTAAATTTATAATATTATGTTGTGTGGGATTTATAATCTCATGTACTAAAATGGAAATAGAACCAACACCACCCCCCATTCAAAAGATATTTAGTGTAACTGAAAGTAGTGTAACTGATGGGCAATCTATACATTTTGATTTACCATCAACAGGGGTGTACACACTAACTTTAATTGATAAAGAAAGCGACCAAGTTATTAGTAGAGAACGATTCACTGGTAAAACGGGCGAAAATATAAAAAAGATTTACACGAGTTCAATACAATCTCAATATTTATACTTAGTATTAGAAGATGGGTCTAGAACTCAAATAGCTAAAACAACCATTAAAATTAATTAAAAATGAAAAAATTACTTGTAGTAGCATTACTAGCAGTTGGATTATCAGGATGTTATAAAGATGATTTAATTGAACCTGTTTTTGAAGTTAAAAAAGAATTGCAAATTCAAAATGCAGTTGGACTTAAACTAGAATCAGCATTTGTAACAACTGAAGTTGCTATGAATGTTAAATTAGAAACAGCACAATCCGTTACAATTAAGATTTTTGATATCTCTAATAGAGTCGTATCAAAAGAAACCGTAGTAGTTAAAGCAGGTGATAATTTACTTAAAGTATATACATCAGCATTACCTTCATCTGCTTATAGAATTGGATTATACGATTCTAAAGGTATTGAATTAGGAATAACAGATTTCAACAAACTATAAAATTTAAATAAAATGTCAGAAGAATTAGAACAACATAACGACGGTACTTGGTCTGGATTAAAAAAGACTATTGTTGGTGTTGCTACAACAGCAATCATGGGATTAGGGACTTGGGGTGTAACTCAATTAACAGGTGGAGGTGATGAGCCGGCTCCAGTACAACAAGCAGCTCCAGTAATTAACATTACTAACTCAAACCAACAACAACAATCTGCAGGTGGAACTACTATAATTAAAGAAAGAATAGTGGAAAAACCAGCAGCAGCTAAACCAGCAGCTCCAGTTAAGAAAAAAGAGGGTGATGAGTTTAAAGAAGCAGAACCAAAGTGGTAATTTATAAACAAAATTAGATATGCAGTCAAATACAGGATTTAAAGAATTATTAAGCAAAATGATGACCAGAAGATGGTACATCACAGCTATGGTATTAGGTGGGTTTGTATTAATCATTATAGGTATTTTTATTGCTATTGGTTCACAAACACCAGTAGTAGCAGCCTGGAAAGAATTATTAATGTTATTATTAGGTGCATTTATTGGTAGCTATGGTAAGATTATTGATTACTGGTTCAGTGACACTGATAAAGACAAAATGTTAGTTCAGAAGATGGATGAGGAAGATGGCACAACATTAGGTAGTGTTAACGACATTAAAGAAAGCAACAAACCATTCACTCCATTAATCCCAGATGCATTTGTAGCGGGTGCCGCCGCAGCTAGAGATTTAGCTGTAGTTGAAAACAAGCAAAACCATGAATTAGCTTCTGATCAACAAGAACATGATCAAGCAATGGATAAAGATGCTCAAGAACATGAGCAAGAAATGGAAAAATTAAAATTAGAGCATGAAATGAAAGCACATAGATACTGTGAACATGTTTGGGGCGACTCAGATAATGACGGTGAATTAGAGTGTCAAAAATGTGGTTTATTAAAAGATGCTTACGACGAATCTCACTAACAATTAAAAATTAAAAATATGAATTTCAAACAGTGGATTATTGATTTATTCAAAGACGAAAGAGGATCAACTTCAGTTAAACCCGTTATTGCATTCATAGGAGCTATGTTCTTATGTACTACAATGATGTTAAACTCATTTTCACATGCAGATTTTGCTCCATCAGCTGAATTAGTAAATGCAGTAATGATTATTACTGGTATTGGGATGGGTGCTGATACATTTGATAAGTTTTCTCATAAAAAGAAAGAAGATTAAAAACAAAACTAAAGGGAACTTCGGTTCCCTTTTTTAAATTTAATACATGTATGAAAAATTTATTTATATTATTAAGTTGCTTTTTACTAAGCAATGTTGCTGTGGCTCAAAACATAGGTTCAACCAAAACTGAACAATATAAAGCATCATTCGAAACGGCAGTTGATATTTCTCGCTTTATGGATTATGAAGGTAAACAAATACCTATTCAAATCTTAAAGGCAGGTATATCTGATGAAATGTATGAAATGTATCCTGAACTAAAAGAAAAAAGAGTTGGTTTAGGTGTGGCTAATATTTCAATGGAATATTTAGAAAACCTTAATCGTTTTAAATTTACTGAAGATAAAACAGAAATTAAAAACAGAATGGTTAAGCAATTCCAAGCATCACAAGCAGGCATTTCTGAAAATAAATTAGATGGTAGAGGTAAAATCAACCTAGCAGAATATTTTGTAACAATTGAATGTTATGATTACTCAGTATCGGAAGATGAAACTATCAATCTAAAAGATGGTGTTAAGAACATGATGGTAACTCGTTTAGGTTTACAGGTTCGATTCACTAACGCAGAAACAGGAGTTGTGTTTGCAGCATCTGGTTTAGGTGAAGCAACTACAACTAGAGAATTAACATTCTTGTCTGACGCAACTGTGGATGAAATGAAATTCAACCAGTCAACTATTTCTATTGCAACTAAGAAGGCATTAGATATTGCTTGTGCTAGGATTTTAGATAGAATGATTAAGAAAGGTATATTTCCAAACTAATGAAAAAATGGTTAATAAGTTTACTATTAATCACCCTTTTCCTATTTGCTAAAACAGCAAGTGGGCAGGTTTATACTCAAACCTTTATTGATAAATGCTCAGGTCAAGTTAAAGTAGCTACTACAACCATAATAAATGGTAATTCAATAGTATCATTTTATGGGCAGGTAAAATCATTTACACCAGCACAAGTAGCAAGTGGAGAATTACAAACATGGCTCCAAACAACTTATGCTTATTATAATTCATTAACATGCCCCGTAGCAGCACCCGTAGTAACACAAACAGTACAAAATACAGTATCACAAGCAGCATCTCAAGCAGCAAGTTCAGCAGCTTCATCAGCAGCAAGTTCAGCAGCATCAAACGCAGCTTCAGGAGCAGCAAGTGGTGCGGCCTCTGGTGCAGCAAGTGGAGCAGCTTCAGGAGCCGCGTCTTCAGGAGCCTCAACAGCAAGTTCAGGAGCAGCTTCCTCGAGTGGTACATCTACCCAATCATCATCTTCATCATCATCCTCCTCGTCCTCCCAATCGTCTTCATCTTCTGGGTCTTCTTCTTCATCAAGTTCATCTGGAGAAAGCAAAAGCGAAAGCAGCAGCTCAAGCAGCGAATCAAAAACAGAAAGTAAATCTGAATCTAAGTCTGAGTCTAAATCTGAAGAGAAAAAAGAAGAAAGTAAATCTGAATCTAAAGAGGAAAAGAAAGAAGAATCCAAAGAAGAGAAAAAAGAGGATAAAAAGGAAGAAAAGAAAGAAGTTAAAATGAATCCAATAATGTTGGGTTCTGATTTAACAGTAGCACAAAATGCTTCTGGTGGGTTTACACCTGTTATGTCATTAAGCATGTCTCAAGCATCAACTACAGGTGAGTCTAGTTGGGGTGTGTCAAGTATGATTTGGATGGATTTGAAGTCATTCGCTTTATCTGCGAATAAAAGCACGATGAATTTTAAAAACGGAGCACTCAAATCGATAGATGCCTATTCATATACCGTTGCTTACGTAGCAGGTACACATATGACTTTTGGTGGGTTTACACACGTTGTACCTCATCCAAAATATGGAACGTATGGGTATAACTTATCCATTATTAATATTAAACTGAAATTAGCTGAAAATAATTATTCATATTCAATGATGTCTTCAGCTACAGCATTTTGGACTAAACCATATCAAATAAGCAAAAAATCAACCTTATCTCCAGGAGTGTTCTTAATGGCATCTCCATACATGTATAACAGCAAATCAGGAAGTACTTGGAATTATAATGTAATGAGTTTGGTGGGCACAGGATACAGTCTTAGATTGAGTAAAAGATTTGGATTTAACATTGATTACAAAGCCAGTATATCAACAACACCTGGCTCTCCAATATTAAGTTTCTTTCTAGTGGGTTCAAGACTTCAACTATAATATTAGTTCGGTCAAAACCTCAATCGTATGTTTACATCAAATAAATTTATTAAACAAACAAACACACAATGAAAAAAGTAATCGCAATTTTCGCAATCGCAGCTTTGACTGCATGTGGTGGTAAAGGTACTTCAACTGAAGTTACAACCGATTCTACAGCAGTATCAACAGATTCAACAGCAGTTCAAGCAGATACAACTGCAACTGCAACTGAGGTTGTTAAATAAGTTATTTTGGCCCACCATTAATTTGGTTGGGCCAAATTTCTGCTTTACATTTATGTCATGTATAAGATAAAACAATTCTTTAGACGCATATACAATTTATATCGTTGGTTACCTATTATATGGAAGGACCAGGATTGGGATGATCACTATATTTGGGAGATACTTAAATTCAAATTAAAGAATCAAGCAAAATATATTGGTACTAAAGACAGACACGTCAGTGCTAAACGTGATGCTGAGATAATGATGTTATGTACTCGTTTAATTGACAAAATACAATCAGAATATTATTTAAATGAACATAGTGATTACCATCAAGTAGAATTTATTACCACTCCAAGTCTAACCCATCCTGGTAGTTATGAATTGGATTTAAAAGAAATATCTGAAAATTTTGATGAATATTTTGTAAAATATCCTCGTATTTGGGTAGCGGTAAACAAAATGGATAATCCTCCATTCTCAAAAGATACTAAGGATGGAATTGCTATTAATATGAGTCATATAAATCATTTAAGAGCAAAAAAATTATTATTCAGTATTTTAGAAGAAAATATTGAAAGATGGTGGGATTAATTATATAAACAACAATAAAATGATAATAGCAATAATCAGTATAGTATTAGCATCCGCTTTGATAGCTTGGAGATGGGTGAAAGGAATTGATTTTATGAAAGAAAACCATCCTGATTATAAAGGATATGATTTATTCGATGAAGAAGATAAAGACAATGTATTATGAAACAGTATATAAACCCAATACTAACAGCATGTTCACTGTTAGCACTATTAACAACCATTTACTTTCAGAACGAAAGAATTAATCAATTTAAGGTTGAAGTAAAAACACTACAATCAACAGTAGATAGTTTACGTGATGAAAATTTTATAAATCATGTACAGCTTAATAGGTATGAATTAACTTTAGATCATTTACAACAAGTAAATCCAAATGCCGCTCTTCAGTTTGTAAATTTTATGAACCACGAGACTGAATAGTGGTTAATGTTTTTGAATTGTAGATATTTATATCTATGATACGTACAATCAACATTAAAGGAAAAGAATATTGTGTTGTTACAACAACATTTACAGCATATGATGTTGAAACGTATGTTCAAATTAATATTGACATAAGTAAATTAGACGTAAACGAAAGATTAATTATTAAACGTAACGCTAATTTATTTTTCAATCGTCCTTTTAAAATAGCAAAATCCCTACCTGAAATTAAGAAACCTTGGTGGAAAATTTGGTAATGGCAAAGTAGGTTATTAGATTCACTGTATGAAAACAGTAATAATCGGAGACATCCATGGCCATGATTCATGGAAACAAGTTATTCAGCAAGAACAGGACGCAGATAGAATAATCTTTGTAGGTGATTATTTTGATTCATTCACGGTTCCTGGATTAATTCAGTGTCAAAATTTTCAAGATATTATTGAGTTTAAAACTACAACTGATAAAGAAGTAGTAATGATGGTTGGTAATCATGATTATCATTATTTCCCTGAAATTGGAGATAGTAATACTTCAGGTTATCAATCTAGAATGGCTCCCACTATTCAACACATTATTACTACTAATAGAGACCATTTACAAATGGCTTATCAATTTGATGATATATTAGTTACACATGCTGGTGTAAGTAGTGTATGGTTAGATGATATAGTTGTGGATTGGAATGTAGATAGTTTAGATGCTATTATAAATGATTTATTTAGGTTTCAACCCGTTAAAGTCGGTTATCGTTCATATAAACAAGTTGGAGATCAAGTGTATGGTTCATATGGGTTTGGAGATGAAACATTCCAAGGCCCGCTTTGGATCCGTCCTAAATCATTAATGGAAGCTAATTACGATACGTTACGTACTAAGATTAGACAAGTAGTAGGTCATACAACTAGAAAACAAATCGATATTGAAGGTAAATCTACTGGTGGTCGTTATTACTTTGTAGACACAATGCCGAGAGAATATTTGATTGTCAACGATGGAGTCGTATCTTTAGGGGAATTAAAATAAAGCAGGTTATGAAGTTGAAATACATACTAGAAGATTTAAGATGGCTAAAGGTACTAAATAGCCCATTCAAACCATTTAAAATTGGTTTCTATGCTGGTAAGACACAGGTAGGTATTCCATATTTTCTACCTCGTAAATGGGTTAAGGCAACACCAGAACGAGCTTACAAAGCAGCTAGTGATGATATTGAACAACAAGAAAAATGGAATAAGCTTAACCCAAAACATGCACGTAAAATTAAACCAATTGGAGAATTATTTCATGAAAAATTAAAACATAATTTTGCAGTGCCTTTAACAGTTGGATTTAACTATTGTGGTTTAGGATGGAAAACAAAATGGACAGATACTGATTTCAGACATGAGTGGAATCCAGTATTATCGTTCGTATTTTTCGGATATCAAATTGCATTAACATTTTATAGCCCTTATCAATCTCACTATTGGGAACCGTGGTTATATTATGAATATGCTACTGATAAGACTAAATCTAAACGTGAGCGAATAGAACAATGTAGAAAGGAAGCTCCACAAACATGGGTTTCAAACAAACACAATGAAGAACCAGTAACAACAGATTATTATACTAAAATACTCAAATCAAAATGGCTAAAAGATTAACACTTCAAGAAAAAAAAGATATCTTTATTGTAGATGCAATCAATAAAATGTTTGAGATTGCAGGACATACTGTTACATTTGATGATATTAAAGATAGAAAAGATGATTGGTATGCTCAATGGACAATGACTATGGAGCATAATGATATTTGGAAAGAATGGGGAATCTTAGAAATGAAAAAAAGATTCAAATATGATAGAAGGTGGGCTGAAAGAGAAATGGCAATGATATCACTCATGTGGGGTTTAAAATTTAGTGATTGTATTTATGAAAATTAATAGAGACGAATTTATAACTAATTTAAGATGACAGGGAAGAATCAACCAAAGCGTAAAGAATTTATTGTAATGAATTCACAATTAGAATATTTTTGTGGATTAGCATATGGTGGTAAATTAGTGTGGTGTGGTGATTATAAAGAAGCAAAACCACTAGATAATGAACTTAAATTTAAAACATTACAAAGAATGTGTTGGGGTGAAGAACTTATCTTAGATTATATAAATTAAACAGTTATGGAAAACGAATTTGGATTAGATGAGGAATACATGAAGCATGTTCGTGAACGCTTCTATAAACAAGTACGAGAAACAAATTGGGGTCAAGATGAAGATCATACCGTTAAGTCTAGAGGTCGTAAACCAAAAGAACGAACAGTAGTACAAAGACCATTAAATCAAAAACAAAAATTTTTCAATTTTAACTAACAAATTATGAGAAGTATTAGTGTTGAGGTCGATATAATTGATATCATTTGGGGAATGAGTAAATATGATAGAAGAGAATTCTTTAATCGTATGCAAGAAGAAGGTTATATTTCTAAGTCATGTGTTATTACAAACGAGGGTAGTGTTGAAGCATCAGCCCATACAGAACGAAAGACGCTAGCTGAAAGTGAAGATGAATTTAATTTAGCCCTCCATAAGTTAATTGGTAATGGGTGGAAATTAACTAAAGAACAAGAAGAATATATTATTAATTTATCAAAACGATTCTAACATGAGCGACAAATATCAAGCGCTAGGTGATAATTTATTCGGATTTGAAGTATTCGAAGCAGTATTTAAAGTAATTAATGAACGTGGTTATGGAAATCAGGAACAAATGTTTAAAGCGGGTGTAGCAAGTGCTGAGGCCGCTGTTAGACGTTTACGTGAAGAATACTACGAATCAGTATCTAAGGCTATTAGTGAGTAGCGATATTTATCGGCATGAAACAATGCCTATTAGCACTATTACTACTAATTAGCTTCACAGTTACAGCTCAAGATGTAGTTACATTAACACACAAAGCGTACACAACGTATTACAGTAAATCAAAACATTATCCAGTTAAAGTTGAATGGTGGATTACTAAAGCAGGCTTAACATGTCCTGTTAAAGCAAAACGTGGTGATAAATTTATCGCTGATCCAAAATTACCAACCGAAACAAATTTACAAGCAGATTATACAGGTCAAGGATTCGATCGTGGACACAACTTTCCAGCAGCAGACGCTGCTTGTGATCAAGTGGCAAACGACGAATCATTTTACTTTAGCAACATGACTGCTCAATATCCTGCTTTAAATCGTGGTGATTGGAAAACATTAGAGATGTTATCTCGTGAATTAGCAATTAAAGATGATTCAGTTAAAGTGTGGTGTGGGTCAACAGGTGTAGCTAAGAAAATAGGTACAACATCAGTACCTACTCAATGTTGGAAAGTAGTTTATATTAAGAAGACAAAAGAATACATGGCATTTATATTTGATAACAATACAACTAAAGCTGACGGTATCAACAATAATAAGGTCAACTTGGCTGATGTTGAAAAATTAACAGGATTTAAGTTTAAGTAATGTTCGTACCAAATCATCTCCATCTACTAGTGAAGGGTTATATTTACAACCCACCACAGTCAGAAACAGCATTAAACCAGTGGTTTAAAGAATTAGTAAATAAAGTCGGAATGGTAGTTGTAGCAGGACCTACCTCAGTATATGTTAATGAACTTGGAAACGAAGGAATAACAGGTACTGTAACACTAGCTACATCACACGCCTCAATACACGTTTGGGATGCAATTCATCCCGCAATGTTCCAATTTGACTTATATAGTTGTTCAGATTTTACACCTGATCAAGTATTAAGTCATATTAACGAGCATTTCAATTTGCAATCAGCAACGTGGCAATTCATAGATAGAAATAGTGATGAATTTAATTTGATTAGTAGTGGAAAGTGGATGGCAAAATAAGAGTCGTACATTTACGTCAAATAATAAAATATGGCATTTCAAACTCGAGACGAAGCTCAAGACAAAGTAAGTAAAAAACTAGACAGAGTATTAAATAAGCCAAAAAAACAAGTTCCATTGAGCCAAGAGTCATGGGATGATTTATTTAGACGAGGCGCTACATTAGCAGAGCAAGAACAGTGGTTAGTATTGAAACGCAGACAGAAAGATAGAGAAGCAAATAATAAAATGTAAGTGGATGGGCAAGGCTCTCCACTTATATTTACGTTGTACTTAAAAATAAAGGTTATGGTAGCTGAGTTGCAAATTAAGTGTTTGGAAATAGAAAATTGGACTCGGTCGCTTACATTAAGGGGAATTGAGAAGTACGACATTGTAGCTCGTATTAATGAAATGTATGATCCCACTACTGAAGAAGAAATGGAAACATATAGTGAAGTAATTATATACGCTCGTTTGGGAGTACTCAATTAAACTTGGATGGGCAGAGCTACCATTGTAGATTTACATCGTATTAAAAAAATATAAAGGTTATGAAACACAGTTTAGAAAACATCAAGGCAATTGCGCCGTCAGTATTTACAACTGAAAAAGCATCTCACTTGTCAGACAAGTATGTTCAAACTCCTACATCACGTGTAGTTGAGGATTTAATGAATTTAGGTTGGGAAGTAACTAAAGTACAAGAGGTAAAATCTCGTAAGTACAAGGGCTTCCAAAAGCACTTAGTTGTGTTCCGTAATCCTGAAATCATGATTAAGGGTGAAAATGGAGACGATTCGTTTCCTCAAATCCTATTAACTAATTCTCATGATGGTAAAGCCGCTTTCAATTTTAGAGTTGGTATCTTCAGATTAGTATGTAGTAATGGGTTGGTAATCAGTGATGCTGATTTTAATAATGTATCTATCAGACACATTAACTACACATTCGAATCATTACAGGCTAAGATTAATGAGATTATTGAAAAATTACCAGGGTTGGTAAATAAGATTAATGTGTTCAAAGCTAAAACATTAACTGAGGTTGAAATGAATGACTTTGCAACCAAAGCATCTCAGTTAAGAACTAAGAAAACAGTTAATATTATGGATGTACTTAGTGCTACACGTACTGAGGATCAAGGTAATGATTTGTGGGTTGTATTTAATAGAGTACAAGAGAAAATATTAGGTGGTTCATATACATCTGGTGGTCGTAAGGCTAGATCAGTAAAGAACTTCCAAAAGGATATTCAATTAAACGAACAATTATTTGAATTAGCTGAGTCATACCTTTAAATAATATAACAATGTTTAACAAACAAGTATTTTGGAAAGATGCCTACGATGGTGGGTATGTACAAGGTGGTATTTTTACTCGAGCAGTAGACCTTAAAAAGTTTTTAGAGTTGGTTGAAGCTAACGAAAGTGGTAATGGTGGTGAAGTTGTTGGACTTCGTTTTAGTGATAATAATTTAGAAGTGATTGTAAAACCTAAAAAATAATTATGTGGCAGGTAGAAAATAACGGATCAATATCCATAGGTAAAGGTCAACAAATAACAATGATGACCTCCCATATCGTTCAGATGAATGATCATTTAGTATTATTAATTGGGGGAGATAAGCAGGTAGATTTGATTATTGAAATTAAAGCTGATTTCGAAAAGATTCCATCTGAATGGCATTCTACAATGATACAGATGATGGCTGCTCGTTATGGAGGTATTATTAATTGTTATGACAATACAAAACCATTCGAACCTAAAACTCCTAAGAAGAAAAAATGGTGGCAGTTTTGGGTGCTAAATTTCTAAGTTATGATATATCCAATTCTATATAAACGCTCCGTTACGGGGAAAGTATCAACATGGTTCGTTGAAACCGAAAATAATTGCTTCAGAACAACAAGTGGATTCTTAGATGGGCAGAAGGTAACTTCAGAATGGACCTGCTGCGAAGGTAAATCCTATAACACTAACACTCAACAAGCAACTAAAGAGGCAGAGGCGATGCATCGTAAACGTACTGAAACAGGTTATTGGGAAGATATTAATCAAATTGATACACCTGTCTATTTCAAACCAATGTTGGCTCATGACTATGAGGACTATAAAAATAAAGTTACATTTCCAATTTATAGTCAACCAAAGTTAGACGGTGTGAGATGTATCATTAGAGCAGATGGAATGTGGTCTCGAAATGGTAAACCAATCTTATCAGCACCTCATATTTACTACTCATTAAGATTCTTATTTGAACAAGATCCAGATCTAATTCTTGATGGTGAATTATATGCTGATAAATCAGTAGCTGATTTTAATACAATTATATCTTGCGTTCGCAAAACTAAACCAACTAGAGATGATCTAAAGCTAAGTGCTGATTGTATTCAATATCACATTTATGATTTACCAAGCAATGATGATACATTCATTCAGCGCTTTAAATCATTATTTAAATTAAAACTACCAGAGTGCTGTGTTATAGTACAAACTGATCAGATTGATAATGAAAATGATTTATCTGCTTATTACTATGATTACATGCATTTAGGTTATGAGGGGCAGATATTAAGAACTGATTCCAAATATGAGAACAAGCGTAGTAAATCGCTTTTAAAACATAAAACATTTAGTGACGCTGAATTTACAATATTAGGTGTGATTGAAGGTAAAGGCAATTTAACAGGTAAAGTAGGTAAATTACAATTTGAAATTAATGGTAAACCGTTTGAGTCTGCTGTTAATGGTGATTGGGAATACTTAGCTGAATTACTACAACGAAACGATTTGATTGGCAAGCAAGCAACAGTTAAATATTTTGAATTAACTGAAGATGGAATTCCTCGCTTTCCGAAAGTGATCGCAATTAGAGATTTTGAATAGGCAGAGCAACGTTTGTACATTTACACCGTACTAAAAATTAAAGGTTATGTCAGTTATAATTGGTGGAAATAAATTAGTTATTCACAGTTGGAGAATACCAGTATTATTTAATTCAACCCAAGAACCCGAAAAAAAATATGCCATCACCTCTGAGGATGGTTGGGTTGAGGTTCCAAACCATTTCACCTATAAAGATATAGTGTGGTTTAGAAAAGAAGATAGAAATACTAAAAACGAAGCGTTCAAAAATACATTTGAACAGGAAGTGGATGGTAGTAAAGGTAAGAAGTATACAGTTAAGAATGAAGATAATAGATGGAGCTGTACTTGTCCTGCATTTGGTTGGTCAGGTAATTCTCGAAAATGTAAACATATCGATCAAGTAAAAACTGAAAACGGATGGAATTAAGTCAAAGAATATCAACGTACACACCTACAAAATACAACCCGTATTATTGGTGGAGACGTTTTAAGAGTAATAAAAACCCACTTCATAAACGTCAACCACTTGAAAATAAAATTAAAAATGGTGATTATGAAATAAGTGATTATCATTGGTGGTTAATGTGGGAAAGAAAACTAGAACAAGAAGCAATTGGGGATATTAAAGATGTAGCTTTAGTACATGAGTTAAGAGGTTTACATAGTGAACGTATACGTAGATTGACTGTTGACTTTGAACGAGACGAAGCTCAAATACTAGAGGCAATGTATAAAGATTTCTGGATTGAATTTCGAATGGAAAAAGAAGAATTAGAAGAAGAAATGCTTCAATTCGATGGTACATTGTCTGAGTTTTACCAACATATTTATAGCAAAAATAATCAAATTAAAAATGGCAATCAAATTACAAATGGAAATTAAAGATATCTTAAAGGAGTTGATCCTAGCAGCAAACACTGAGTTGAATCATAATGGCCACCCTGATAATTTTGATCTAGAAGAATTCATTTATACTCTAGAATCATATTATGAAGAACTAGATGATCTAGGGGAATTGGTTTATTCTGAGTCTTCACTTGATGAAGATTTTATGGATAATGATGATGATTATGATGACAACTACTAAATCAAATTAAAATGCCTTTACTTCAGATTCTAATACTACTATGTTTATCATCAGCAGTATGTACAATGGGGTTAGTAGTTGGAGAATCAATAGCTACTAAAAACCCTAACACACGTTTTACAAAGTGGTGGAGACGGAACGTGATAGGAATAATGAATTAAATGTGGATGGGCAAAGCAATTTGCCTATCTTCATGTTACACAAATAAAAAGGTTATGTACACGAAAACATTAGTTATACATCCGGACGATCCGAGTACCGATTTCTTAACTCCAATCTATGACAACATATTCCAAGCCACTGTAGTGACTGGAGGCGTTTTTAAAGACGAGTTAAAACAAATGATCACCTACCATGATAGAGTAATAATGCTTGGTCATGGTTCACCACATGGTTTATTCAGTGTAGGTATGTTTCGAGATGATCCTGGTGTGGTTTATCCACAACGATTCAATTATGCTTATGCAATCGATTCTACAATGGTAGAATTATTAAATCAAAAAGAAAGCAACGTATTCATTTGGTGTAATGCTGATCAATTTGTAAATAGACATAAGTTAAAGGGATTCTATAGTGGTATGTTTATTAGTGAAGTGAGCGAAGCAGCATATTGCGGCTTACCAGGTACGGAACAAAAACAAGTAGACATATCAAATCATTACTTTGCTCAGATATTAGGTGAGGCGATAAATGATCCAATTAATCAGACATATGATTATGTATTGGATAATTATGGGTTGTTAGTTGAAGATAATCCCGTTGCACTCTACAATCACAGTAGGTTGTACTTGGCAGAGTAAAGTTCGTATATTTACAATACACAAATAAATAAAAAATAAAAGTTATGAGCACAAAAATTAAACCACAACACGGCGTTACTTACGAATGTTACAAAGGATTTACAGACCAATATAACGATCGCTGCAGATCAGGTCAAAAATTCAAATGGAGTACTGAATATGATGAACATGAAGCTACAGGCTATTATGTTATGGAAAAAGCATCAGGTCGTGGAGTTAATATTGCTGTACCAGTAGATGAATTTCAATCATATTTCATTCCTGTAGATGTAAAGGAGTATATTTCAAATGTAAATGAACCACAGCAAAATACAAACCAATTTAGTTTTGAAGCTATGTTAATTAGTGCTTTGAAAGCATTTGAAGAACAAATGCAAGAACAACACTCAGAATATTTCATTACCCATAAAATAGGTAATAGATATCAACATGAAGATGGTAATCGTTATCTCCTAGTAGGTGGTCGTACATCAAACCAAGTAGCATTAGTTAACCTTAAAACAGGTAAGATGGAAAGTTACAAGGTAGCAGTAGATGATACTGACAATATCACTGCGAGTGAATTTAGTGAGTTGTGTTTCGACTCGAATGCTTTAAAACTAATTAAGGAGCGCCAATAGGCGCTTTCTTATTGGTTGGCAGGGTTCCGTTCGTATATTCACATCGTACTAAAAAATTAAAGGTTATGAATAAGCAAATCATCTTAGATGCACTCGCATCACAGTTCGCAGTTAAGCAGAACGAGTTTGTACAATACGAATCAACAGTGTACGAACCTGCACTAGTTAAATTAAATCAATCCATTCATGATTGGTTTAGTAGTGTTCTAAATGTAAGTCCATACAATGTCAAATACACAGGTGACACATTGGAAATCGTTCCAATAGAAGACGGTAGATGGCCTAGCGCGATCAATGTTAGAAAGCATTACAGCTATAGAGATGATGAGAATAATTACTATGATATTGACTACAGAAGTAGCCATAACAAAGTAAATACCACTAACCTGTACTACCTAACTACATTAGGTAAAATAGCACAACATTCAGCTTTAATTATTGATAATATAGAGAACGAGTGGAAACCAGCATATAAAGCTATCTTCCAACCATACTATGAATTGGATAGTGAACTAGGTAAGTTGGAACGTGAAATAAATCAAATCAAACAAGAAATCCATCAGAATAATCGTGAAGGATATAAAACGGTAGGATTCCAACATGCAATCTCGCCTCAACTAGTATGTGAAATTGTTGATTACTCAACTAGTAATTACGAATTATTAAGCAAACCAAAACATTTTAATTTAACAACTGGTCGTGGTCGATGGGATTATTCCGGTATAGTTGAATATAGAGTAGTTGGATTAGGTAAGTACAATAAAGTACAACTAATGGTTAAAGACCATCCAGATCGTGATTGGATGAATGTTGAGGTTAAACAAGATTATTTCGACGATTTCATTGCTGATGTATATCAGTGGGAAACAAATGGTAAGCAATCATCCGATGAATCTCAAACCAAACGATTTGAGCGTTATGAGGGGGCAAAACAACCAGCGTAAATTCACATATATGAAGACAAATAACGAATTAACACTGGAAGAATGGGCTCGTAAACATAGTATATCAACACTATGGGACAAGGGTGATATTAAAAATAGACAATTCTTAAAACAGTTAGACGAAGCTAGAGCAGCGTTCTATCCTAAAAAACAACCTGTATATGAAAAAATTTAGCGATTTAGAATTCAAATCAGCAACATGGAATAATGGTGTTGTAGGTCAAATAGACTTTGAAAACGGTTGGGGTGTATCAGTTGTAAAACATGATTTCTCATACGGTGGAAAACAAGGCCTATATGAACTAGCAGTGATAAAAGGCGACGAAATTCACTATGAAAATTCAGTTGCTAATGGTGATGTAGTTGGTTATTTGAAACCAGAGGATGTAACTAGACTAATGGAACAAATCCAAAACTATAAATAGCACCCTAAAATTAAGCCACAAAAGTTGGTGGCCACGCACAACAATACCTAAATACGTATATACGATTCGCTATGAACCAATTAACAATAGCCGATTTAAAAGCGATGTATGATCGCTACAACGAAATGTTGGAATGGTATAAGATGCAGTTAATTAAGGGCATTAACTATGAGAAACATGACGAGTATAGTGAGCAGATAAAGGAATTATCAGTGGTCGTGTTTAACGTAGCCAGGCAACTTGAGCAAACGATTGAAGAAGCATATAGCAAGCATATTAAACAATATTAAAATGAAAATATACCATCTACAAATAATAACGGGAAATAACGCATCAGATAGTGGCACATACACCACTTCATGTATAGCAGATTCATATAAAATATCAGCAGGTGTTTATATGTTTAGAGATGAGGATGAATATACCGTGGCTTGCTACCCAGTGGATAGAACAATCATATATAAAATCGAATATCATGACCAAATTGAAGCAAATCGAAATTAAATTGGTGGATGATGAGGGCAACTACTCAAAAGCCACAGTAGAGTATCCAGGTTATATTGATACACAAACCAAACACGGTATTGATATGGTTAAGGACGTGCTGGATCATATGGTAAGGGAACATAAAAACGGTAAAATGGATTCGATGGCTACAAAGATAATCGAATTAAAAACACGTTCGGGAAACGAGGACTTGAAACTAGAAATTCAACGACTACAACAGCAACGAGTAAAGATGATGAACGGGGGAGACGATGAATAGGACGATGAATACTCAGCATACGGGTGAGACGGTAACGGCGAAAGAACTAATCAAGCAATTGGGTGAGTTAATGAGTACGGAGGAGATGATGATCGAATTCGCTAGAATGCATGTACGGAAATCATTAACAGCGGCTCATTATGCTGCTGTGAGTACATTAGACGGACGAGCATGGGATTGTGTGTACGATAAGAGATTTTTGTTACAATGTTATTCCGAGGATATGGTTAAATAACGACAATATCTGGAGATGATGAGCGGTATTGTTGTATAGAGGTCGCCGTTTTTTGCGCCGTTTTTGCGTTAATT